TAATTGGTAAAAGATACATTATTAGATGAATCTTTAACCTGATGAATCATACTCACCACCGTAATCTCATTACTTCCTCCCAGCATCTCCTGTACGGTCTTGGTGGAAGTAATCAGGTCGTTGATTCCATCGGTTACGAATGCGCCTTCAAAAGAGGGGATTTGCTCGATAGTAATCTCGCTATCTCCTGATATGTAAGCAAAGCCTATATTGTACGTTTGTCCATCGTCCTTCGCATAGCTTTTCGGAAGAGTATTTATACCAGAAGTCAGTCTTATTTCCGACCTAGTAGTATCATCAGGATTTGCTATATACCAATATATTAATTCGGTAACATTCCCGATGATGTTTACTTTCATTTCATCAACTTCAATAGCCGTATGATTGCACAGCCTACCGTTGAGTGATATAGTGGCTTTGTTGTGTTGTTTTTGGCTTATGTTGACAGCCCAATCAAAAGATTCGAAATCTGCACTATACTTTCCAAACCCGCTATTGAGCTTGAAAGCGGTATTACTTATGATGAACGGATTACTAGCATCAACCAGATTCTTAACTATAGAACGGTCAGCATCATTATTAGATTTACCATAAGCAGAAGCAACAACACGTAATGAATCTAATACGTCTTTTTCAATGTAGGGCTTACTAGTAGCCCTACAGTATTGATTTGGTATACCAAAATCAATACCAATGCCTATACCTTTAGCCCCACCAATCATTGTATATAACCTATAAATATTCTATAATTTGAAAGCATATCATCTGTAACAACAATGTTGTTTAATGCAATAGGATTCCAAACGCAAGTTAACAGAGGCAAAGCTAAATTTTCTTTCTTACTCTGATATGTAGGTAGACCATCTACAATAATCACATTGCTAGCATCCTCTGATTTCGGATATAAGAAAACATAGTAAGGTTTTATATCAATAAATGTTTCTACCTTTTCTAATTCTATAATGTTGTTTATGATATTCGTGTACATAGTTATTCCTCCTTTTTATTATTATTATTATCTTGTTCTGAATATTTTTGAGATATTATCAATGCCTGTTCCTGTTGGTATAGTTGCTCATCTATTTTATTTTGCTTTTCTTTTTCAAGTCTAGCTTTCTCATCCGGTTTTGCGTCAGGGTTCATTTCACTGGCAGTTTCAACAGAAAGAAATCCTGATGTAACTCCTGTTTGTAATCTTGTTACAATATCAGTTTCAGATTGAGGTCTATATACTTTGAATTTAGCGTTAATATGTAAGTTGTCGAAATCCGTAATAGCACTGGGTTGAATTTGTGAGACTACAAGTTCTTTTGCTAATCCTTGTTTGAATAGACGAACCATTTTATCCGCAACATTTTGCCATTCTATTACACCTTTTGATGCATTCTCAATATCCATTGATTGAGTAAGCATTATAGCAACACCTGATATATCTCCTGTTGTCTTTACATCTTTAGGGAGCAAGAACGTTGTACTGGAATTTTTCTGTATAGTTTCCTCCATTAACTGCAAAGTATCTATCGTTCCCTGTGGTGATGGTGGAGTTAAAAATTTAGCATCATCCGTATTTGCTTCTTGACTATATGATGTGTTTTTACTGTTTAAGATAACTGAACCTGCTATCTTCTTTCCATTGTTTTCAAAATCTCCTTTTATATATAATATTCCCCATCCATGTCTCTTTTGAATTACAAGGAAGATATTGTATAATATTTCATAAGCCTCAATAACACTTTGAGCATTTTCCCATGCGACCTTTCCTCTTTTAGTTATTAAAGGGATTTCTGTAAAACCATGAGCCTTTGGTGCTAGACGTCTCCATCCATTATCATCTACGTTAGTATTATCTCTTATCATGCGATAAAAATAAGTATCATCGTATGAATCAATATATTCTACATCATCAATCTTATAATAAACGCTTTCTAATATACGGTCGCCATTATCATCGTCATGCGGACATAAGACATAGCCATCCATATAGGATAATATACGGGATTTTATTCTATTGTTTTTATCAAAATAATATAAAAGTCCTACATCACCAACTGATTTTTGAACGTCAACCATTTTGGTTTTCATTCCGTCTTGGTTTCTTAAATCCCAATACTGTTTAAAGGTAACAAAGTCAGCTCTTTGTTTTTCATCAGGATTGGCATCCATAAGAGTAAAAGACATTGGAAGTCCGCATAAATGTTGTACCTGCTTGTCTTTAATATTTTGTTGGAAAGAAACCGCCATTTTCTTATATTGAACCTCAACAAAGCCACCATTATCAAGTTTCATCGTAATAGAAGGTATGTTCTGATCGTATAAAACCTTATGGTTTTCAGGCTCTAATTCCATCAAATACTCATCTTGCGTAATAACACGTTTTTTTAATTGAGGAAGAGTAACCGAAATCATATCTGTAAATCCGGCTCTTTTCAAATAATTATTCAGTGTATTGTTACATACACACGATGTATCATAACCTCGAAAAAAAGGTTTCTTTTGTAGTATCTTTTCAGGGTTATTCAATAATTCTTGTACTTGTTCTGAAATTTCACTCATTGTCTTTTTCTACTAGGTTATATTTTTTCATTAAATCTTCTTTTGTGGGGACTGAAATTTCTCGCCCACAATATTCGCATATAGAATTGAATTTTTGATTGACAATGATAAATTGCATAATATCTTCATTGCCCGAATCCAATTTGTTATCAAGTTTATTGCGTAAATCAGCTTGCATTTTTAGACTATCTTTCTTGTCTATTAAACCGTCATTTTCTGCTTGCTTGATTTCATCAATCAAAGCAATAATAGCTGCTTTATTTTCTTCCTTGCTTATATCTGCTTCTATCTTTGAAACGACAAGAGACTCTTTTGATTTATCTTCATCTTTTTTCTTTTGGTTACTAGCAATATACATTTTCAAGAACTCAATTTTTTTGCTTGTATCATACTTCCTAATACTATCTTCGTCAGCATCCTTATCGAAAATAGATTTATAAGCTACAACAGAGCTGCAATATTCAAAGAATAAGATAACATACGATATGTCTCTTACTGTCACTTCATGCTTCATCTTAGAAGCATCCTTAATTGTATTTTCTATATCTTTAACTGTCATTACGCCCAAAAACTATCGTTATAAATTTCAAGATTTGTCTCTCCGGTTTTTCTATCGTTTCTTTTGATAGAAGTTTTTTCTAGCTCATCTCCTTTTTGATATTGGAGAACAGGCAAAAATCTCATAGCTATTGGATCTAACACGTCCATTGAACGTCCTCGACCAAGCATTTGATTCATCTCTTTTTTAGATGCTAATCGTTTCCTTCCTGTCCCTTGTTCATTAAAACGCACTACTGAACATTCTTCAACAAATTCATCAAAAACAGTAATTTCGTCTTTCATTTTTTCATGGGTATACATTTTGGAAGCAACCTTATCACTAAAAGATATGCCTTTTTCATTCACATGGTAAACAACTCTATCGTAGCATTCATCTTTTAATGTGCAGAAGGCTCTAAAATAAACACCCATTGTTTTACTATATGATATGAAAGGTATAGCATCAGGTAAATAATCATTGATATAAGCGCCATTATTGCCGTCAAATATGATATGAGTGTCGGGAATATTATATTTAGCTCCTAGTATTTGTAGTGTATTCGCATTTTGTTGTGGCGTTGAATGTCCCAATACTACAATATCTATAATGTGAAATCCATCCCATACCAATGCAACGAAATTATCTTTTCCTGTATCTGCCAAGTCAGCAGTAATCCACCTATCGCCATTAATTTGTGGGTCTGCCAATTTTATTTCACGAGCTTTATAGAATGAGATAGGTGCTTCTGAATCATCATCTTCGTCCACATTCCAATTACCTTCCAATAGTATTTGACCTCTTTTCCCACCAGATGCAGCAACACTACCAATATAATCTTTATTGTTTTCTAATGAAGCCTTGTTTTCAGAAATATTACCCAAAATAAAGGAAAAGGACTTTATAAGATTTTCGTAAGTGAATACCTCCTTACCTTTATTGACTGCATTTAGCTTTCGATCAATATCTATTTTGCATTGTCTATAAACATCTTCTTTAGATTCACCCCATATAACAGAATCAACGGTTTCTCCTGTGACATAAAAATACATAACCTTTCTATCCATTTCTGGACGAATAAATCCATCTACCCCTATATAGTGTTTTAAGAAAATACGCAGCCAATGATTTTTTTTAGGATTTGTCGTACCTCTGATTTTTGAACCGATTCCAGCTTTTCCACGATTACGAGTAATAATAGTATTGAATGTGCTCCAATCGTATGATGTCAATTCATCTAGGTATACTAAATCATATTGCCATCCTTTTACACGTTCCATCAGTTTCTTGGGATTCTCATCAGCTAAGTGCGTCAAATCTATAAATGCTTTTGATTTAAAAGTAATACGAGGGCTGTCGGACTCTTTAACATTAGCAAATTTTCCATAAACAGCTTGTATGTCATCCAACATACCGCCTCCTACTTTTGTTTCTCCCAAATTACGTCTAGTAAATACAGCACGAAATTCAGGTATTTTTACCCATTCCGCTACAGATAGAATTGCTCCAAAAGACTTACCACAGTTGAGAACTCCGCCATAGAAGCAGACATCTACATTTGAACGGACAAAAGCTTCTTGTCCGCCTTCTTGTGGTTTAAATATTTTGGGTTCTACTTTTAAATCTGACATGACTAAACTATTTTATGCAAAAATACTATTCTAAATCTTCTGCTTTTTTAATATTAGAAAAACTTAGTACACCGGTGTACTAAATAGTTCCCTTATTTCATGGGATAACTTAGTTTATTCCTTTATTTTGTGTGCAAATTATTAACATAACTTAGAGGAATTATGAAGTTTACAAAAGAACAAGCCGTTGAACAACTCAAAGGCTTACTGACAGAAGGTGGGAAAACCCTGCATTTGTCAGACAGAACAATTAATGAGAATATAGATGACCTAATTCCATTATTGGTAAATGATGAAACTGAACTTTCTGATTTTATAAGTAAGGCATTACCTTTTGTAAAAAGGACTAATGCAAACTTTGAAAAAGAAAAGGCAGATTTTATTAAGAGCTATAAACCCACTCAATCTCAAACTACACAGCAGCAACAGTCTAAAACTCCGCCTACTGATGACGATGCCTTATCACAATTACAAGCGCAGATACAGCAGTTGCAAGACAAAATAGAAAGAGAAGAAAAGGAAAAAGCTCTATCACAAGTAAGGAAAAACTTTAAGTCTGAATTGAAATCCGCTGGGATTAAAGATGATAAGTGGATTGACACTTACATTTCTAAAATTCAAATTTCGGAAGATTTAGATATAAAGGAGGAAGCGAAGTCTACATTAGAATTATACAACCTTTCCAGAGTTGATATACCTGATGGGACAACCCCTTACAAGCCTATTGGTGGTGATCCCTCTAAGAGTAAGATAAGTTGGGATGATGTTAAAAATGAAAAATAAAAAATTATAAGAATATGGTAGAAAATCTTTTAAATACGACCGCAGCCGTAATGTATGGTAGAACCATGTTACAGGGAAGTGGTATTATCGGAGGTACTAGAGAAGTCTTTGTACCGAGAGTATGCGTATTGAATGACCAAGTATTCCCTCAAACTGGTGGTATTATCAAGAATCCGTTTAAAACAGGAGGTAAGATGTACACAGGTGATTTGGTAGAATATCATTGGAATGGTAATGGTGTCGCTAATAGTCACGAAAATGCAGAAGTGATTCTTTTGAAGGTATTTGAAGTACAAGCAACAGTTGAAGCAGAAGGCACGACTGTATTTGTAAAAAGAGATGGTTTCAGACACAAACCTTGTGTAGGTGATATTTTGATGAAAGCTCCTGAAACATTTGATGCGACAGGTACAGCCGCAACGGTAACAGCTGTTGAGGTGACGACCAATGAACAAAAAAATGTTTGGAAACTGACGCTATCCGCAGCTATTGGTGCATTAGCAGCAGATGATGTATTGGTTGAAGCTGCCGAAGCTGGTTCCGGTAAAAAGATGCTTGTTCAGAATCCGAATGCCGTTCTTCCTTGTGATTTGGATTTGAAATATAGACCTGCAACAGATGAAGATGATGAAGAAGGAGCTACGTATATGGTTACACCTGCATTGCACGCAACAATGTACACTTATTTGATGTCTCCGATTCCTCCGGCTGTTAAAGCTATTAACAAGTCAAGAATTGATGGTTGGTTTGAAATTTAAAGAAAATAAGAAGTATGTCAAGATTCGATTTTAATAATAGTAGATATGCGGCTTTTTTCCGTAGCGGAGAAGGTCAGCAAATACTCCGTGATTATATTGATAATTCAGGAATGATTAATATCAATTATAATTGGTGGAGAAATCAGTTTACGGTGAATCCACAAGTAACTCCTACAGATGCATCAGGAAAAGCTTCTTTCATGGTTGAAGCCTCTATAAATCGTGCAGCAGGAGTATTGGATATGCGTGCTCCGCTAGGTAAGGCGCATCCGTATAACAAGGAAGGTCTTTCTTTTTATACAGGTACAATTCCAGATTTTACGTCAGATGCTATTGCAGAGACAGCTATGGAACGTATGTACAAACAGGAGTATTATGCAGAGTTTGGTAATGATGCTAAGTTTATCAGAGAATGGACAAAACGTGTCCAAGATTTGATTGATGCAAAAGATCAAACTGCAAATTACATGTGTGCTCAACTTCAAACCAAAGGCTATGTGCTATATGATATTGGTAGAGGTATAAAGGGTATTAAACAAAAGGCTGCTATTCCCGAAGAAAACTTTGTAAAGGCAGGTGAAAAAGTTTGGACTGCTCCTGATGCTAAACTGTTCTCTCAAATGGTTCTCATTGAAGATCAGTTCAGACAAAGAACAGGATTTGGTGGCGCAATGAAATGGCTTATTCCTAAGAAAATGTATCAAGATGTTTTCTTGGAAAATGCAGAAGTCAAGCAGTGGGTTAATTATATGCGCAACCTGAATACTAACAGCCCGATGGAAGCTCCTGAAATTCCGGTTATTCTGAAAGAACAGTTTAATAGAGCTGTAGCTGCATTTGATGGGTTATCTCCTATTGAAATTGTAGTAGAAGAAGAAAAGAATAAAGAATGGGGCGGTGATACTACAATTCATGGATGGGCTGAAAATGTAGCAGTTCTTCGTCCGGTTGGACCTGCTGGACTTATCATGCATACCAATACTTTGGATGAACGTATGGCAAGTATGGCTGGAAACAATGTGGTTTCTCAAACATTCGCATCTATTGATGGTTTCTCTTTGCTTCACAATGCAGAAATGGTTGATGGTGAATATAAATCATGGAGTACCCGTTTGATTACGTCATTTATTCCTGCTTTAACAGAGTTCCCGGAACATATTATTGTTGATACAGCAACAGCAGATTCTTAATATGGCTCAAATTGATATTATACACTATCTTGAAGGTTTGACTGCCTTTGTCTTTGACAAGGCAGTCCTTACCCGTATTGCAGTAGATAGAGACGTTATAGATATTACAGATACCAAACAGCTTACACAACAGCAAAAAGATTTGCTATTGGCTGATTTGCTTTATGTTATTTTTACCGCTCCCAATTACACTGCTAGTCTGACGAACCAACATGGAGCTTATACTCAAACGATTGGTAGCCAACGATACGATTCTAAAAAAGATGTATATAATATTATGATAGGTCTGTATAAGAAATGGGACGATCCAAAGGCTGAATTATTAGGTGGTAGTACAACAACTTGGATAAATGAGTACGACTGATGATTATAGATAGGGACATAATGCAAGAATATCCTTTTGATGGAGTATTTTACACTTATGGGATTGATGAAAGCAAACCTGCCGATCAACAGGTAGAAGAAGAGATTATAGTCTTGGAAACTAAATGTGATATACAAGGGGCGCAGAAAGAAGATTCAGGTGTAATATCAAACGCATACAATGTGTATTTCCCTTTTAATAAGTCAGTAGGTATATCAATAAAAAAAGGTCATAAATTTAGGAGCAAGATGTATGGCTTCTCTATTACTGATGCTATCGTTATTGATATTATACCAACTCAATTAGGTGGTTGTGCGGTTTATGTAAAAGATAATACTAGTGGATAATGAGACGTGTAAGTCCATATATTGATGATTTGGCGAAGAAATTGGCTATAAAAGGTCGGAACTTAATTGAAAAGGCTTATTTAGAGGCTAATTACAATAAGAATAAGACCCAAAATCTTCACGATAGTTATGGGAGTGCAGTTTTTTATAATGGCGAACTTTATCCAAATAGTAAAATGTATTTTAGTAAAGCTGCAACAACTTCTAAATACGATCCATATCAACAAGAGGCAATTACAGGTAGACAGGCTATCTCTGAATTTTTCGATGATTATAAGCCAAAAGATAAGGGAATGCAGCTTGTAGTTGCAGTAGCCATATTTTATGGTGGAATATTAGAATTAGGCGGAGGTAATTTACGTAGGAAATATAAAGTTATATCTATGATTGGAGATGACATTAGAGCATTGGCACAAGAAGTAGGTAAAGCTAAAGTTTCTATAATTCAAAACGGGAAAGTAAATGGATAAGAATTTATTAAATATATCAACTATTGAAACCTTTTTCAATGAATTATTGGATGAAAAAGTATCTTCTAATACTTTCTTTACAACTGTCCCTACAAATATTGATACTACTTGGTCTGACCTTGTTGTGATTGACTGTGCTAATTCTATCCAAGATTTGAATGCCTATGGTGTAGGAACTGTATTAGTTTGGTTATATGCAAAGCCATTCAGCAATGGACGTAAGAATGTTGCTGTAATGTCTAAACTCGAAAAAGCTCTAAATGAAGCTTTAGAAAACAATAAAAATGCGTCTTATGCAGTTAGTAAGAAAGGCACATTTGCTGATTTTGACAGTGATGCTAAGATGCATTGTAATATAGTAGAAATTCAATTATTAATCGTTTAAAAATAAAAAATTATGGCATTAACAGTTACAGAAACTAGAAAAGATAATGCTAACTCCATTATCTACAATCCCAAGTTTTTATATGTAACACCGTATGTAGATGGTAAACCCGGTACAAAAACTTGGCAATGTATGGATATTATTCGTGATTCAACAACTATCACACAAGAGGATAATACTGAAAATCCTATTGAAAATGAATTATCTTCAACTCCAATCATTAATAACATTCAAGCAGGTAACTATACGTTTACTACTGAAATTGGAGATTTGCAGGCAGAACTCTTAAAAGATTTGCTAGGATTCACCATTGGTACAGGTAACAACGCCTATGCGCCTGATGGCTATGTAGAGAAATTTGCTCGTATCGACATGGTATTTCAAAATGGCAGTAAATATACCGCTGTTGTATTGCCGAAATTGCAATTGAGTCCGACAATTACTCTTGATTCAATGAGTACTTCTATTGGTCGTATTGCACTTGGCGGATCTGCACAGGCTGTTCAGTTCAAATATGGGGAAGATACTGCGTCATTGACTCCTTTGGCTATGATTTATGATTATACCGTTCCGCCTACAGATATGTCATTAGATGGCACGGGGGGAGCGTAAGGGAATCAGTATCTCCGGCTAATTCCCTAGAAAGTTCAATCGGAGAAGCAGCGGTAGCTTCTAATGGAGTTACATCTAAAAAGAAAAATACAATTCTTTAATAAAAGGGAGGGAGGTTACTCCTTCCCTTGTTTTTTAAAAAGATATGACAAATAGTAAAATAACATATAAAACGATAAAAGATCCTGTTTCTGATGAAGCTATGGAACGTCTTGTGCAGATTATGACTGACAGCCCTAGCCTTTTAAAATTAAAAGATACAGAATGGGAAATTACAGCATTGAAACCCGGTATAATGTGGCTGATAGCTAAAGAAGCCGCACAAATAAATAAAGTAGAAAAGGCGACCTTTAGTGATGTATTACAAGGTCTTTCTATCAATATGCCATCTGTCTGTCGTATTCTGACGCTTGCTTTGTTGAATAATAAAAACCATATTAAAAGTGGTGATCCTGAATATGACAAAGTATATGATGCTTTATTTTGGGAATGCGAGGATATGAAAGACTGGGCTACTATTCTATTTGAAGTTCTTAACTTATTGTCAGTTGAGTTTTTTTTTGCGATTACAGAATTGACACAGACGTTCCGCCAAATGACACTGGAAAGAAAGACGAAGATGGAAGAACGAAAACAGTCATCGCAAGAACAAGCTACGGGGAAATGTTTGATTTTATAAAAGCTTATCCATCTGTGACTATGGAACAATACATGTGGCACATGACAGTTCCTCAAATATTGCTAGCACAATACGATACAACTCATATTGAATATTTGTCAGAAGAACAAGCTAAAAAAGACAAAGCACCAAAAATAAATTCAGCCGACGACTTATTTAAAAACGATTTTGGCATACCAATTTTTAATCAAAAATAAATAATAACAATGGGAGCAACAGGATATGTATTAACAATACCTGATGAGGTATTAAAGAAACTAGAATTAGCAGATACTAAAATAAATGCTATAGCTGAAAGTAGCGAAAAAACAGCAAACAGGTTCAATCAAGCATTTTCGAGCATGGCTTTATCTGTTGACCCATTGATAAAACGGCTTGATGCATTAAAAAATATAGGTAAATTAGATTTAGGGTCAGGGTTAAAAAAATACACGAGTGATTCGGAAAAGGCTGCTGCTGGAATAGCCGAAGTTGCGAATAAGCTGAATCAATTAAAATATATATCTTCTCAATCATCGTCTGCCAATAATTCTGTTTTGGCATGGCAAGGTATTAATGAGAACTTAAAGATACAACAACAGCGATTAGATGCAATAAATCGTTCAATCAAAGAATATGAAAACACTTTATCTCAAATACAAAGTGGTAAGGGTGGTGTATTATCAAAAGAAGATCAGTCTAATTACGCTGCAAATCTAGCCGAAGCCGAATCAATCAAACAAACAATAGCATTATATCAACAAAAACAACAAGCGATTGTAAATTACCAGTTAGAACAAAAGAAGGTTGCTGACAATTTAGCTAAACTAAAAAGTTTAGAATCCAACTCAAAATCTTTGCCTGAACAAAGAAAACGTGAAGAATTAGAAAGATTGAATGCTTTATATAGAAGTGGTCAATCCTTACTGCAAAAACAAGCGAAGGCGGAAGATGAACTTGGTAAAGCTGCTCAAAAGGTTGCAATAGCATTAGATAAAGCTGCGAAAGCCGAAGAAAAGAAAAATAGCGCAAGAGCAAATAAGGCTAATCAAGAAGCAGCAAGAGCCGAAGAACAATACGCAAGAGCATTAAATAAAAGCGAGGTCACTATTGTTCAACGGGCAAGAAAGATTGAAGCATTAGCTAATGCACAAAGAGCCTTAAACTCTACTGGACGAGATTACTCTTCCCAATTATCTAAAATAGCATCGGAAACACAACGGCTTCAACAAGCAAACGATAATGTTGCAAAAAGTATGGAACGAGTTAAAAGATCTCAAAGTAGTGTACTCAATACTACCGATCAATTAACTAGGAAAATAGCATTATTATTTAGCGTTTCAGCTATACAGGGATATGTGGAAAAGCTAGTTTCTGTACGAGGAGAATTTGAACTACAGCAAAGAGCATTGCAAGCAATTTTGCAAAACAAAGATGAGGCAAACGCTTTATGGGAAAAAACAGTGGCATTAGCTGTTAAATCACCATTCCAAGTAAAAGAATTGGTAACTTATACAAAACAGCTAGCAGCATATAGAATAGAATCTGATAAACTATATGATACAACCAAAATGCTTGCTGACGTATCAGCAGGATTAGGCGTAGATATGGGTCGTCTTATTCTTGCATACGGACAGGTTAAGGCTGCTAACTATTTACGTGCGTCAGAAGTAAGACAATTTACAGAAGCTGGTGTCGGATTGCTTCAAGAGCTTGCCACTATGTATACAGAACTAGAGGGTCGTATGGTATCTGTTGGCGAAGTCCAAGCTAGAATAACTAAACGTATGGTTGCCTTTGGTGATGTAGAAGAAGTTTTTAAACGAATTACGTCAGCAGGAGGTATATTTTATAACATGCAAGAAATCCAAGCCGAGACATTGGCAGGTATGATTTCCAATCTTAAAGATAACTTTGATGTTATGTTTAATGAGATAGGAAAGGCTAATGATGGAGTTTTGAAAGGATTTATAAATATATTAAATACTGTAGTTGCACAATGGAGAGATTTTGCAATAGCATTAAATACCGCAGGCGCAGTTTTTGTTACATATTCTATAAAAGCTGCAATAGCAGCAGCAGCGAATAGAAAGATTGGCGTATCGGCAATCGAAGCAATGATAGCACAAGGTGGATTAGCTAAAGCTATTGGGTATACTACAAATGCTCTAATAAAATCATTTAATTTTGTAAAGGCAAACCCGTGGATTCTTGTAGCTACAGCTATTGCAGGAACTATCTTCTATCTAAAAGATTTAACAGAAAGACTTGACGAAACTCGTGCTACATACGATGTTTTAAATAATCAAATAGATACTCAAAAAAGCAATCTTGAATCTTTAACAAATAAAATAGAGAAGCAAGTTAAGGCACAAGAAGATGCAGAATCTTCTTTATCAAACGTAAAGAAGGGGACGCAAGAATATAAAGAAGCCGAACAAAAAGCTAATGAAGAAAGAGAAAAAACGCAGAAACTTTTAAATATACTAAAAACGCAATATCCCGAAGTATACGCAAAGGTAATGCAGAATAAAGAAGGTATAAAATCATTAGCATCTGAACAAAAAAAATACAATGATGAACTTGAAAGAACGCAGACCTTAAATCGCTTAATGCAAGCAGGAACTCCTTTATTTGGAGATAGTTTTAGAGAACAAGCAGAATCTTATACACAATCTTTAGATAGACAAAAAAAAGCTATCAAAAATCTAACAGGAGATTATGATTCTTTAGTAAAAGAAATCCAATTCCTATTTAAAACGGAAAAAGAAATACCAGATTCTATTAAAACACAGGTTAATTCAATAATAAATAGTAATACGACTATTGAAGAAAAAACACAGGCTCTTTTAGCATACGCTAGATCATTGGCGACGCATACTCAAACATCAAATCGTATGCTCAATAATCTAAGGATTACAGCTAAAAAATCACTTGAAGATTTAGAAGATGCTAATAAAAATAGAGTAGTTCAAATGCAGGAGATGAACAAAAGTTATGTTTCTTTAAGAGATAACGCTCTTAAAGAAGCAAATATTACATTAGCTGAATTTAAAGCTTTATCAAAAGAGCAACAAGAAGATTTAGGAAAGAGAATGGCAACATTTATAAAATCTTCTGCCGGGGCGGAAAGCAATTTTGCACGCTTTTTTTTAAAAAATAGAATAAAACAAGATTTAGGTATTAGCATTTCTTATGACGAAAAGGAAGTCGAGAAAGAAATGACCGACCTGCAAAAAAAACTATCTGAATATGTAAATGAATATAATAATAAGCCTGAAATAAAAGGGAAAAACGCTTTAAAATTGCCAATTGTTACAGCAGAAACAGATGTAGAAGAATATAGAGATAAAATTTTTGCAGCTGGTAAAGCCTTAATTGAAGCAGCGCAGGAAAATGCCAATTCTGTTGAGAATCTTGCACCTCATATAGATAAGAATCAAAAGGTCGCAATTCAGTTAGCAAAATCAGCTGGGGAGGCTCAACAAGCTCTAGCTAAACTTTTTGGATATACGGATAAGAAAGGCGAAAAAGCCGGAGAGACAGCCTATGAGCGTAAGATAAAGGCTCAATTAGACTTATTGAAAAAAATGCAATCTCAATATGAGAAGCTAAGACAGACAATGGGAGAAGAAGATGCTACAAGCACTATAACTTCATCTTTTGGAACAGCTTATCAAAAATTATTCAATAAGCCATTAAAACTTAAATTTGATAAGGCTTCGATAGCTAATGAGATGGAGTCCATTTCTAATACTATTAGTGGTAAATCAGCGGAAGCATTAAAGAGAAGTTGGCAAAATACCATTGGTGAATTACGTTCAGAAATTACAGTTTCAGCAACTCTTGATAATATCAGTGAATTTGAACGTCAAATGGACTCAATGTTTAATAGCTATCAACTGTATATCGAATTGGAGGCTAAAGGTGTTCCTAAAGACCTGATTCAAAATCTGTTTGGCATTGATGTAACTACGTTGGACGATATAGCTAGAGCGTTAGAGGAAAAATATCCCGATGTTACAAAATTAGGAGAAAAAGAACTTGATTCTTATTTCAAGATACAGAAAAAAATAACTGATAATCAAAAGAACGAACTTGAAAGACGTTCTGATTTATTGTATAATTATTTAGAACAATCTGTAGACAAGGTTAAACAAGTACAAAATTCAGGAGCACTTGAAATCAGCTTTGCCACTGATTTCTTCAATAAAGGAAGCTTGAATGCCGAACAATATGCGACAGTCGTTAAAAATGTCACAGAGAAAGTAAATAAGGAAGTTAGCAAGATTAATACAGATAAGTTCAAAGAAACTCCTGAATATATTCAAGCTATGGGTGACTTATCCGCTTATTCTGCTTCTCAATTAGAAGTAATGATAGCTAGAATGCAGGAACTTATAAACTCTTCTGCCGGAAATCTAAATGCATCAGATTTGAAAGTATATACAGATTTGATAGATAAGATACAAGACAGATTAAAGCAGATTAAATCTCCGTTTAGTAAAAATGCTTTTGCAGAATTTAGAGAACTAAAAAGACTACAAGCGGAATTTAATGCAGAAACAGAAAGATATAATCAACTGTTGAGAGAGCAGAAAATTGCTAAAGATAGACTTGAAAGCGCAAAAACAGAAGCCGAACAAGCTAGAGGTAGAGTTGGAATAGATGCGTCCGCAAAAGATGACCTTATAGCAGCTACAGAGAGTTTGCAAGATGCTAATAGTGCTTTAAATAATTCTAATGATAAATTGAACATTTCACAAGGTAAACTGTCTAACATATCCGGTAAAATGGGACAGATACAGGGTGGAATGAGTGCAGCCATGTCAATGATTGACAAGATAGTTACTGGTATTTACCAATCTATTGAAGCGACCATTGATATAATGAATCAATTTAAAGAACTTCAAGAATCACAAGGCGTTGATACGTCCAAAGGAGGATGGAGAGAAGCGGCACAAGCAGGAGAATTATTGGGTAATGTAAATAATAAAGTGATGTCCTCTTGGAACAATTTCAAGAGTGGCAATATTGCCGGAGCAGTAGCCGATGCGGTTGGCTCTATAACATCTATTTTCACAACATTAAATAAGCAACATGATGCTAGAAGAGAGCAAACCATTCAAGAGGAAATAAAGCAAGTAGAAAAGCTTCAAAAGGCTTATCAAAGATTAGGTGATGCAATAGAAAATGCATATACTATTGATACTCTGAATATGAGTACTGAAAATGCTCAACGTAATATTCAAGACCAAATCAAGAGCTATCAAAACATGATAGCTGCCGAAGAAGATAAGAAAGATACAGATTGGGATAGAATAGATGAATGGAAAGAAGCTATAATTGATTTGCAAGAACAGGCAGATGAACTTAGGAGTCAAAAACTTAATGAATTAGGAGGTTTTGGTAGCGGAGCAGACATGAAATCTGCCGCAGAAGAATTTGCATCTGCTTGGCTAGAAGCCTATAAAGAAACAGGTGATGGATTAACAGCATTAGAAGATAAATGGGATGAATATATCAATAATGTAATTATGAAACAGTTGGCTCTAAGAGGAATAGAAAAATTCTTAGAACCAATAATGAATAATCTGAATAATATGATCGGTTCGGATTCATATTTATCTGATGATGAATTAAAAGCGTTGCAGAAACAAATTGAAGAAAAGATGCCTGCTTTAAATGAGTATTTCAAAACAATATCAGAGAATTTCGGTGTACCAATTACTGGTGGAGAGGACAATGGCTCTACTCTTAACAAAGGTATTCAAGGTGTGACGGAAGAAACCGCTAATGTTATTGAAGCTTATCTTAATTCAATGAGATATTTTGTCGCAGACACCAATATGGTTATCAACAATTTCTTTGCTGCATTTACTAGCTTAGACCCATTGCAGAACCCAATGTACAGTGAGCTTGCAAATCAAACTAAACTTTTGAGAAGCATAGATGATAGATTGGCAAGTGTTATTACATACAGTGGCGACCATCCTAACGGTGGGGCATCAATAAAAGTACTAACATAATATTGTTTTCAGGAAGGATTAGCCGGAGTAAATTCCGGCTTTTCTTATTTAATAGCTATTCTATACAAAAATATAGGAGTATGTTTTCTAGACCACTCCTATATATAAATAAGACAACCATAATAAATAGACTCGTACGCATTGTACGTACTGTACGAGTTAGAACTCAAATTAGAAACCGAATTATTAAACATTAATCTCTTTTTGCAATGCAGGTAGCTCCAACTATCTGCATTCTTTGCTCCTAACTTTCTGCTGCAAATATAGTACTAATTTTCTCTATTCCAAAATTTGTCTAAGTCTTTTGGTAGAATTGGTTCTATTTTTTTCAGTAAATCTTCATAAATAGAAGTATATACCTTGTGAAATTTCAATCCATTCTTTATTTTAGCACACATTTTTTTTATAGATCGAGGTTGTCTTGGATATACTTTACTAATTGTCAATGGAGACATTTCCAACTTATAATGTAATATATAAAAAAGGAAAGCTCTAGCCGATACGACATTTTCCATCCTTTCTTTATTTACAAGTTCTTGTTCTGTCACTCCAAAATGAGTGCAGACTATTTTCTCAATCTCATCTATTTTCTTTGCTACATCAAGTTCTAAAGTCATAGTGTACTATTATGGACACAAATGTACTAATTAGTACACTACCTTCCAAATATATTCGGGAATATTTCATATACAGTTGGTATTCAACGTGATATATACTATAAAATACTGCGTAGTATATTTCTGTAGTTTTCACCTTATTTATTGCATAGTTCAATGTCGGACTATATTAAATGTATTTTTTATGGAATCAAAAACAGTTGTTTATACTCCTGATGCAGGGAGTGGAAGCGGAAGTGGAATGATGGCTATGCTTGCTCCACTTTTGCAGCAGAAAGGTATTGATCCTAACTTGTTAATGGCTTTGAATAGCAAAGGAAATGGAAACGGGTTTGGTGGAGATGGCTCATGGTTCTTATGGATTATCTTCTTGTTCTTCCTTTTCCCTCTTTTCGGTCGTAATGGTTGGGGTAATAATGGTGGTAACGATGGTGGAAATGGTGGCGGATATGGTGTCGCTGGTATTCCAAATTTGATTAACAATGATGCAGGAAGGGAATTACTAATGAGTGCTATTCAAGGAAATGGTCAGGCTATTAACACTTTAGCTACCAATTTGAATTGTTCGGTTGGACAAATTCAACAGTCTATTAATGGCGTTATGACACAAATTCAAGGTGTTGGTAATCAAGTGGGTATGTCAAGCCAACAAATTATCAATAGCATTCAATCTGGAAATTGTCAGATTGCACAGGCTATTGCAGATTGTTGCTGCAAGACACAGAATGCTATTACTACGCAAGGTTATGAAAATCAGTTGTCTATTTGCAATCAGACCAATACATTGGTTAACACTGCAAATCAGAACACTTTGGCTTTACGTGATGGAGCAACTGCCAATACGCAAGCTATCTTGTCTAAATTGGATGCTATGCAGAATCAGAACTTGCTTGATAAAATTGACAAGCTTCGTGAAGATAAGAGTACTTTGCTTGCTCAAATTTCTAACGATGCACAGACAAGAAATATTCAAGCTTTCCAAGCTCAAACTATTGCGCCTGTAAATGCTGCTCTTAGTGATTTAAGTGCTCGATTGGCTAAAATTGAATGTAAACAACCTGAAACAGTAACAATTCCATACATTCCAGCAATGGGAAGTATGATTCCTGTAAACTATAGTGTGCCTGTAAGTATGGGGGTTACTCCTTACACTAACTGCGGTTGTTAAGAAAGGAGGTATCTATGTATGGTAATCCTTTAAATCCGTTCAATCCATATTGGTGGGTAGGTGGTCCCGGTCCAGCTATTCCGACAAGACAACGTTCTTGTTTGAAACAACTCTGTATATTTGAGTTGCCGACAACAAACGTAGCCTTATCAGAGACGAGTGTAGACTATGGGATTGATAAATGTCTGTATAATCAGCTTCCTTGTGAATGTTATGTGACTGTGCAAGTTAATCAAGCAGTTCCAACAGGTGGTGAAGCACTGCCTGTAACGATTGCTATTCCAACGTCCAATAATAGTACAAATGTAGGGAGTTCTTCTTCTAATAATGGTGAAAGTAAAGTAAATGTTATAGACCATAACAGTTCAAATGTTATTGGTTCTGATATAACAAACTCAAAAGAAGTATTTGCTTTTATCAATAAAAGAGAAGGGATTATACGTTTTGTCAATTTTCAGACAGGCGGAACAACCCCTGCACCTACATCAGTAGCAAGTAAGTGAATCTATAGACGGGAGTAAAATCCCGTCTATGTAAAACAAATTAAAAGTTTATTATATGTTTTCATCAAGTAGACAAGGTGGTTTTATATATGTTCTTTCTAAAGGAGAAAGACCAACAGTTAAGATAGGGCAGATTGAATCTGTAAGTTCACCTGTCCCTAAATATCCTACTTATAATCCGTCAATACCTTATAGTCCTCAACCAGAAATGCTTATTGACATTAAGGTAAGATGTGGCGAGGAAGTTTTAGACTTTCAAAAATTACCAGCAAATGGTGAAATGTTCGCTTATCCAAATGTGATTGTTTCCGAAAAGAAGGAGGCTATCATTTCGGAAGTTGAAGCAATGATACAAACTAGTAAGCAAATTGTAGAAAGCGTTCCATATCATAAGTCTGTTATAGAATCTTGTGATAGTATTTTAAAAGAACTAAATCCTCAATTTGCTAAAGAGAAGCAACAAGAAGATAGGATTAATTCATTGGAACAGGAGGTTAAATCCGTAAAAGATGGATTGGGAGATATAAAATCTCTTTTGATAGAAATGAATACGTCTAATAAACCCAAAACAACAAATTCTAAATAATAATATTATGGGAATGATTGAAATAATGGAAGGCGAAAGAAAAGGCGGATTAGGAAAAGCCTTTAAGGACTTCAAAGAGAGTCTTGAATGCCTAAAAGAAGATTTCGAAACCCTTTGGGACGAAATGGAATCAATGGGAGAACGTAGCGGACAAGGCGGTTCTTATGGTGGTGGTAGTCGTGGTGGTTCTTACGGGAATAGATACGATGAATACGATGATGACGAAATGATGGGAGAACGCAGAGGTGTAAGAGGCTCTGGTCGTGGTCGTCGTCGTCGCTAATACAAACTAAGGGGGATATAATAGTCCCCCTTTAATACTAAAAGATATGAAAAAAGGAGCAAGCTTTGATTTATATGATAATATCCCGGAAGATATGCGGATTTATCTACAAAATTATGGGTTTAATTTTAGTGAGAAAATGGCAGAATTTGCTATTTCTAAAATGAAAGATAAAGATGATAATCCATACATTCCTGTGCCAAAAGAAAAAGTAAAAGAGCTATTAACCAGATATGGTGTCACATTAGAATTAGACAATGGCTCTAATAGTTGGTATGTATGCAACATGCTTAAAAGTGATAACTGGGGTAGTTCTATTTCCGATGAGCAGCATTTGGCATTAGCAATTAAAGATTATATAGATGACAAAGATGCAGGAGTTGGTACAGAAAAGCCTTTCAGATATTTTTTCGCTTTATGTATGGGTAATGGTACAGCATTAAATTGGAGAGAAATGCTTTAATTTTAGGCACTTAAAATGTGCCTTTTTTTAATGTTATGGAAATAAAAACAATATATTTATCTAAATACGATTGGACTGTCACTATCTTTTATGATTATACTTGCAAATATTTTGAAGATGTAATAGAAGAATTAGAATATATCGAATGTGGAGAAGAGTCTCTTAAAAGAGCTTATAAAAATCTAACTACATGTGGATATAATAACGGACTTACATTTTCTAATCACTTAGCGCATAAAAGTGTAATTGTTATAGGTAGAACGAGCAGTGCAAAAGAGTTTGAAAAAACTTGGTCTCATGAATCAGGACACTTAGCAGACCATATATGCCTTACTTATGATATAAGTCCTCATGGTGAGGAAATACAATATTTAGGTGATTACATCATAGATAAGACATGGGATTCGGCAAAGAAATATTTATGTGATTGTTGTAGAATAAAGAAATGATAATATGAAAAACAAAGATTTCAAGAAAGCATTACAGAGTGATAAACCTATCAACTCTATGTTTGCACTTATTCCCGAAAAGCAAAAGAAGTCTTTTATGAAATTTGCTAAGCAATTTGGATTTACAGAAGAGAAAATAGAGCAACTTTTGAAGTCTGAAAAATGATAGCCTATGAAAACAAAAAGAGTAAAATATGATGCTGTCAAATTGGCAATCATACGTAAGAATTACATGATTAATGAGGCAATCAATGATTTAGTGAGAGATTTACCTCATTGTGATTTTGAGAAATTAAGATTTCAACTTACAAATGAAATTATGGAGTTGCAATCACTAAAAAGCGAAGGGGCTAAATAGCCCCTCTTCTTACTCTATCGTAATTACAATTTTCTCACCTCTTTTATGTGCTGCATCCATTTTTTTATAAAGATTGGTGAATGTTTCAGTACTATTAATGACTTGTCCTTTAATCTTATTTTGTCCAACAAGAATGCAACCTAGCGTATCTTCCGGCTTGTTTCCAACATGAATTAATACTCCTTCAAATCCTCTAACATCACATAATCTAGGAAGTTTACCATCACAGAATTTAGCCCATATCCTATCTTTGAATTTAGGACTAACAATATTCATGTCAATTGCATAAGTTCCCGTAGGAATAGCGGTTTTCCCATACACCTTTTTTGTTTGAATAACAGACAAAGGCATCTCATTGCTTAGTCCTCTATCTGTATCTTCGATAGTGTCACATTCATATACATTATTTATAAAAAGAGAACCAATAGTATAATTCGTTCCTTTAAATCTTCTTTTTAATTTTATTTCCATATTCAATCTTTATTTTCATTACGTGTATTATATTTCTTCAATGCAAGTTCGCTTATATTATTATCTTTGATATATTGATTACGTCTTTTCAGAGCATCTTCTAATGTTCTAAACATGCCGACATCAATACTTTTAGCACCGTAATATACACGAACCTTATACCTTATCGGGTTTTTAAGACGAGGTATTATTTTGCGGTATATCCATTTATGTCCAGTATTACTCATTTCTTAAACAACAAAATTAATTCTTCAACACTAGCCTTATGATAATAATCTTTATCATTATCTTTGGGTGGATACAAAAATTCGATTTCTGATAATCCTCCTTCTAATTCGTTATCATGATATATACCCCAATCTCCTTTACTGTTAGTAAAGACTTGTCTGTCATCGGTATCATCTCGGAGTGCAGCAATAAAATAGAATAAGTTTTCATTTTCACCGCAATCAATATCGTTTTCTTCCCTTTCTGATAAAAAACGTTTCAATTCGTCCTCTAATGAAAGATTATAACACTCATCAGGATAACCAACGCCATGAATAGATTGGGTAGGAATACATATATGAATCCATACAGCTCTATCAAAATAACAGCAAGGACAAATATGATAACCAAGTTCCTTTAGTTTATCTAATATTTTCTTGTTGTTTGCTCTTAAAAAAGCTTTTTGAATAAATCCCATGACATTTATTTTAAGCCAGTACTTCCATATCCATTCTCATTTCTATCTGTTTTTGACAATTCTTCTACTTCTTCCCATTCAATAGGCAAAGTAAAACCAAATTTACATTGAACAACTCTATCTCCGATTTTATATTTAGGCATGTTAGGCATTACATGATAAAATACTGCTGATACTTCTCCGCGAAAAAGTTCATCAACAGTACCAACGCAATTACTTAATACCATCCCAGTTTTCCAAACACTTGACCGAGGGCGGAAATCAATAGAAAATTTTAACGGAGAGTTCTTCATATTTACAACTGAATGGAATGCTACATTTTGTCTGTCCAATACATTAGAATATTCAGTTTCAATGATTTCATAACCACGTTCAATCTGAAATGCTAATCCCAAACCATATTTCCATACATTAGGAGCTATCTCTTCGCATGAAGTAGCATATAAGTCATAACAAAAATCTTCATCGTAATGTTTTACTGGAATCTTTGCATCTGGATGCATTTTCTTAAATTTTACTTTCATCTTCTTTATCGTTTAATTGTTGAGCTTTAATAATACATTCACCAATAATGTTTGGGTTTTGATATGCGTCTACTAGATTCTTATATGCTTCTACACATTCAGAGCTATCATTGTAGTTTATATCTTCTGCTTTTCTAAACACCCAGTTTACAAGATTGTTTATAATGTCCAATAATTCTTTCTGCTTATAATGTCTTAGAGCAATCGAATCTTCCGCAAATTTAATACATTCTTTTATTCTGTTTGATATTTCGGTGATAGAAAGTTTAGTCATTGAGCGAGCAACTTCTACCAATGATGCAAAATAGGGATTTTCGACACCTTTAATTGTAGATAGATAATCCTCTAAAGCTTGACGATATTTGAATAAAAGAGGCTGTATGTAAACGTCTAAATTATCGTTGAAGTCTGCATAAACTGTTCCACTGGAAATAGTCAGGTTATTAACTTCCTTTTGATACCAATTTACCCTTTTCTTTGCGGCATAAAATAGTTTCTTGGTTTCTTTATCTTTATTTTTTATTGAGGGTTCAATATCCAAAACGCAACAGTTGCACATTTCATTTAGAGCCATTACCTGATAAACACTTACCAGCAATATCTGGTTAGATTTCATTGGTACTTCCTCTGGCTCTTCAAACTCTTTGGGATGCGCTTCTTCATACGACTTGCCAAATAGATAAAAATCAAGAGATGTTGGGTCATTAGGGCAAATAGTTTTAGCCCAATTGGTCGCTTCTATGACTGTTTTCATGTCATTACTCTTTCTCTTGATTGCTCCGATTTCTCTTAGGGTATTAAGAGAATGAACATCAAGCGGAAGAAGAAGTTTTGATTGGTCTAATGACTTCCATATTCCTACATCTATTGGACTATTTTTGCGACCTAACCATCTTAGCATTAAATTAAGTCGTTTACAACACGATTTGGTATTTTGGGGTATTCCATTGCATCCAATAAAAATAGCCGTTAAAACCTCAATATGTGAGGTAAATCCATTATTATTCATTGCATCAATTATGCAATCTTCAAGTGAATCAAATTTTTCATATATCTGTCTTAAAAAATAACAAATATTTGAAAAATCGAACTTTTTGAGCATCCTATACCAACAACCATCATCTCCAATGTGTACTGGATATTTTTTAGACATAATCCATTGGTATGGTGAATCTCCCATAATAGCCAATGTCTTTTCGCAAGCTTTATAGATTTGTTGACGGTTGCCGAAAGCTAGGATAGAACAGATTACTGCTGCGACTTCAATGTCTCGCTTGTCTTTATACTTCCAAAGGAAAGAAACAGGGTCTTTCTCGAAGTATTTTCGATCTTCATATTTCTTTGATAGTTCTATTATTTCTTGATTATTCATACGGATCTTAATATAACAATTAAACTTATGATGATAGATATTAGACTTATTATGTTTGGGATAAGCCATCGTAAATCATCTTTTTTCATATCCCTTATTTTCTAAAATAATAATATGGCTATGTTCTTTCCCTGCCGACCAACTTTCTCCTTTGATAACAGTGTAATCTTTAAGAGAATTTTCTGCGCATTTAACAAAGTCATCGACTCCATCAAAGATTAATGGTTCTTTATTCTCTAATTTTTTCTTTGGTCTATTTAAGAACTTATAAGTTTTATCTCCAAGATAAGTTAAGACACGACCGATAAACAGTCCTATAATGAATGCTAAAAAGTTTCCTATTGTCATAATCCAACGTAAAATGTGTAACAATTTCTAAATTCTTTTTTTACTAATTCTATTGTATCTTCATTGTACCAATTAGGTACATTGTTTACAATAGCAAACATCTTTTCCCCTCCCATGTAATATTTATTTAAGAACTCTCCTGTTGTACATCTATATATATCGCAATTAGGAGCTTTAAACATTTCTTTCCCATCTATTTCTATAGGAGATATAGCTATATATCTTTTATGTTTGGTGAAAAAATAACATTGAGGGTTATAGGCTGCACCAAAATCGAATACAATATGGTTCTTTGGTATTATCTTTGATAGATAATAATATGGTTCTAAAAAACCAATAAAACTATTATCTATACCACAACATTCTTGTCTGAATACTCTATCTTTTTCTTCTTTGGGAATTAAGGATAAAGTATAGTTTATTAATTCTTGTTCCGTCATTTCTTCTCCTTCCTTTTTTTACATTCTTCTTCATATAAGCGTTCCCATTTTTCAGCTTCTTTCTTATATGATTGCAAACTCATAACAGTTGGTATTAGAAGAGTTAATAAAAAACCTATAATAAATAAGCAAATGCTTAATGTTGTTTCCATATTATAATGATTTTAGAAGTTCCTCTTTTGTAGAAAACAAATGCTTTTCAGATAACCATATTTCATCAAACATATATTGGACATACTTGTGATATACGTCTATGTTTATATTTTCAACTTTCTTTAATACACAGATATTGTCATACATAAACCAAACCATATCTCCAATATCATATTTTGTACTTATTGTCATAAAGCTACATTTTTAACTGATTAATAATATCTTTTATTTCTTCCGAATTGATATGACCTCTCCCTTTTGGTTGAAGGAGCATATCTGCAAACAAGTCGGCTACAACGTTATTGATAAATTCTTGAAGTAAATGCTTGGCTAAATAATCATCATCGGTGATTTTTTCTATGTGTGAGATTATCTTGGCAAGCATTTCATTGTTTTCTTTCGTTAGCCGAAGAAGCTCATTTATCTGTTCATCACTCATGGCATTAATTCAGATAATTGTTCGTTGGTAAATTTGATAATTTCGGTTTCATATAGATCATAACCGGAATCATAAACTTTAACATTAATGAAATTTGGGTAAAAAACTATTCGTACAAGACTTGCATATTCGCCAAAAGAAGATTTAGCCTTTACTTCACTTTTAATATTATTCCAAATATAATCTTCAATGTCTAGTAGTCTTTCCTGTAAAACATGAGCTTCATTTGCCAAAAGCTTTATTTCTTTCTCTTTCATAATCCTTAATTTATTCGTACATATTTCCCTGCAATATTACAAGTTCTTAATATTTCGGCATTATCTTCACCGAAAGCTATTAGGATACTGCCGCAACCGGGCGAATCTCCACGAGTTCCATCCGGTCGGTAGAAACGTATTCGGTTACGTAGAAATTTCATAGCCGTCGCTTTCTCAAATATAATGTCCTGAAACATCTTTGAATCACAACGATTAAAGAGTAATGCAATTCCGTTTCCATGCTCCGCCATCCGTTTTATAAACTGTTCAATAAGCGGACGGGAATAAGGAGGATTTAGCCAAACACGACCTACCCAATCTTTAGTTAATCCGTCATGGTTCTTGTTGTACATTTGTGTAGCTGTTTGCCAAAGCGGTTTAACCGGAGCGCATGGATCTAAATCGAACTTTCCCAATGCGTCTATAATTTCTTTTGGCGTGTACCATTCATCAGTGGTATTAGCCGATTTTTCAAAGGTTGTATTCATTGCTATTTACCTCCAATTATTTTATAATCGCAAACATCATCTTTCAATATTAACCCATTGCTTTGAACGGTAGAATACAAATGGATTATAACCTGCGTATCATCTCTGTTGTCGATATAAACTTCTTGCCAAAGCTTTGCTATTTGTTTCATTGTTTTTTCCAGCTTGTCTTTGCCTATATCTCCATATCCGATCCATTGTTTTTGCTCTAACAAAGAGATATGTTCGTCTTTCGCCCAATGATAAGCGGATGCTTCTAATATATAAATATTTTTATTTTCCATATTTTTCTTTAATTTGCTCCAAAGTTATTCTCATACCTTCTTGTAATCCTTTCGAATAGGCATCTTGTCTTTCTCCAAAATTCCAAAGTATATATGTAATAAGAAGTAGAATCATACATACTACTCTATGCCACATTGGTAGTTTAATACTAAATGGAGATAAATTTATTTCCATGTGTCCAACAAATGCAGCAACAAATACAAAGGCTACAATCATTATTATCAAATCTTTCATGGTTTCATTCAATTAAATTACTTGCTAAATAATCATCTTCTGACATTTCAAAGATACCTGTAATTATCACATTATCACATTTTTTTGTCCTTTCTATATAGTGTTCAACTTCCCGTATAGACAGATCGCCTGTAACAGTGAATAGTTGTCTCCCATACACATATATTCCATATTTCACAGCCATGTAAGGGAATAAGAAGTATCTAGTTTTGTTTATTTCCATCTCCTATATATATTAATTGTTTTCCCCATAATTTGATTGTTTGCACCTTACCTTTTTTTATAAGATCATAAACCCATCTACGCTTAATCCCTTTCAAAAATGCGTATGTGTCAATAGTAACCCATTTATCAGTATCTATCATCATAAGTTTTTTCTCCTTAAATATTCGCAAATTAAAGTTGCATCTACTTTGTTATCATCAATATTATCACATCTATCGGTTCGCCTAAAATCCAATTCAGGGAAAAGACGTTTTGCGGCATTGATTGATGTTGCTTTAGTATTCACTTCTTTCTTGTTAATCTCTTTATTTTTGATTTTTACTTTCTTATATGTTACCACCATATCACCGTTTTGCCATATATCGCTTTGCCATGTTTTAGGAGCAATAAGATGATAAGGTATTTTATGAGCTATAAGCAAGGCTTGTAATTTCCCATATACTTCTCCAAAAGAGAATGTAGCTTTTGCACTACTACCAAATATAGCATGAACACATTCAAGTCCTGCTACTATGTTTGGATATTTAGACTTTAGATATTCAAGCATATCTGATATTTGGTAAAAGTCATTATCCTTTAAACTCATGTGAGTCCATTCTCCATTTACTTGTATCGCAAGATAACCCAAAGCACCGGGGTCTATCCCTATGTAACATTTATTTTCCATATCCCATCATTCTTTTAGCTTGTTCATAATATTCTTCTTCGTTTGAAGATGCAAATTCTCCTAAATATCCTAATCTCCTTATTTCATTAATCCAATCATCCTTTGTGAATGATTCTGCAACATCGACATTACATTCTTTTAAAGCCATTTTAATAATATGACTATCTTCATATAACTCATGCTCTAATGTGTAGAAAAATACACGCATCGCAATATATTGACCATAAGTATATAGGATTTTCTTTATCAATTCAGATTTAATTAGTTCATTTTCCATACCATATATCTTTTAAAGTTTGAAGTTCATTTGATACTTTCATATATTTAGAAAGTAAATCATCATAAGCTAATTTTAATCTTTTCCCTCTTAACCCTGAACCACTAAGGTTTTCAGCGGCAGGTTTTAGACCTATTTGTTCATAATAAGCCATCATATATTCCTTTCTTTCATCTTTAGGTATATCCTTTAAATGGACTTGCATAATTTGAGGTCTTTTTGCCTTTTTTAATTGATAATTTAACTCTGCTATTTCAGATTGGAGCATTCCTATTTCAACCTTTGCAGCTTTATAATCTCTTAAAAGATACTTAAATAAAACCTCAATAGGTAAATCTTCTAAATCAATTTTATTATCATTCTTCATTTTTCTTTTTATCCATTATTTGCCATAATAAATTAACAGGTAATATATCCTTATTATACCCATTTTTTATTAATTCCATATTCTTTGCTAAATCCCTAGAATCAATAGGGAAATAATAGTATATAGAATTTTTATTCTCCGCTTCTATCGTCATATCTATTAAAGATTGTAGATAGTCTCTAAGTTTAAAGTAATTAGGATTTGCCATACTTGTACAACTATTATATTACTTCATAATCTCTAATTATAAACTCCCAACTTTTAAAATCTAGTTCTCTTGCTGTCATCATAGCTTTTTCTTTTGAGCTGAACACGCCAATAACAACTCTTCTTTCAACATTAGGGAAAGAAGAATTTTCAAACTTATACAATATCCAAACTTTATTCATAACCAAATCCTCACTTTCTTAACTCCATAACTTGTGAAAATATCAACTCCCATAATTTCGTTTCTTCTAAAATTTGATAGAATATTATGAATACCATATTTTTTGTTAGCTTCATCCCATATACGTTTAGGTATCTTTAATAAATAAGGAGGATTAATCCCTATTTCCTTATAATAATTACATAGAAAATCAAGAGTTTTTAATAGTCCTTTGTAATTTACTTCTTTTATAAAATCCATTTAGAATTCCTCCTTTTTTAGTTCTACTGTGATACCGCTATCTGCAAATATAGCTCTAAATCCTGTCTCTTCAAATATTCTCTCACCAAACTTTTTTTCATCGCTATTTTGATTACTTAGATGAAGCCCTATGACTGTCTTTAAATTACGAGACTTATGTCTTTTAATAACTTCGATAGCCTGATCTAATGATAAGTGATTTTCAGATGCACTAGACGACCATTCATCATGTATCGCATTATTTACAATCACATCATTACTGTAATTAGTTTCAATCATTAAAACATTTACATCTTTCACCTTATATTTAAAATAAGAACAATCAGTTATAAACAAGACTCTCATTCCATCAGGGCAATCTATTATATATGAATAACATTGTGCATTATGAGGAACTTCTAAGCATTGGATATAAAAATTGCCAATATGATATTTCTTTTTAGGAAATATTGAAATAACTCCTTCATATTTATTTGCAACTTCTGAATTGCTATATACCGGAATAGTCCTTAATAAAAATTCCGGTATATATTTAGCATGGTCAATGTGCAAATGGGAAACAATGCATCCAACAATATTCCTAAATTTATAGGAAATATTCTTATTTATAGGTCTAAATGGGATTCCTGCTTCAATTAAAAGAATTTCGTTATTACATTCAAGGATATACGCATTTCCTTTACTACTGCTCCCCGCTATCCTTAGAATTGTCATAATCCTCTTTCATTAAATAAAATAATTCTTCAAATATATTATAGTCCAACAAACGTGGGTCACATATTCCCATAATACTTTTGATTCTATATATTAAGCTTCCTACTAAATCGTCATCTGTTAAAACTTGGAAAGGCTCTTGAAGATGATTGTCTAACTCATCGAGAATATCATCAATCGTATCAATGGTGAATTGTCTATATTTCCCCATATCATAATATAGTTTTAATTCTATATCCTCTACTTTACTTAATAATTCCTTCGCTGTCATATATTACTGTAAATTTTTCTTTTAACATTTCAGGTGTATATTCAGGATAATCTTCTTCATTGAAATCATCATATCTATATGGGTAAGATATCCAATTGTCAACTCCGGCACATTCCAATGCGTTTAATTCTCTTTCAGCGTTTAACAATGAAAGTAATTTTTCTTCTGATATTACATAAAAAGTTCTCATATCATTCTTCTTTTAATCCAAAATCACCAAAATCGCAATTTCTATCTTTCAATACTTCTACAAGTTCACTATCATCAAGATAGTCAAGAGCTATATCACAAAACTCTGCTTTTTCTTTTACAGACATAGATTCAAACAAGTCTTGTACATCAATACTAACAGTTACATTTACGTTCATGATTATATCTTTTTGAAATAACAATTAATATCTTCCTCTTTTACCCACCAATGAGATTTATCACCATATTCATCAGTTATACACCCTTCATTTTCTGATAAGTATATTTCCCCTTGAAAATAAGCAATCTCGTCAGGTTCATTATTCATTATTACATCTTTAATACATAAGAATTTGTCCCCTCTCTGTATTCCTGTACTCTCTGATAATTCACCTTTTCTATATTTGTCGTATCGCTCAAAATAGTATTTGCTGAATTTTTCTGTTTTATGATTTATTAACTCCTCTTTAAACTGTTCATCGGTCATTGGAATTAATTCGTCATTAGACATGTATATTCGATACTTCCGCATATACAATTCAATACCTTTGCATACACATTTTGCGAGGAAATTTTCAATTCTTCTTTTCATAATCTTAATTCACATAAACATATTGATAACTACTTATCCAAAAAAACTCTTGAAGATTATCCCCTAAATAATTACGAATGTCTTTTTCTAAATAATCCTCAATATATTGGCAATCTTGTCGCCATCTTACTCCATTCTCTCTAGTAAGACATTGTACTTTTAAGTTTGAATATTTATTACATAAGTATTCAAATAGTTTTTGAACTATGTCTGTTGTATTTTCACTCATATTTTTCTAATTAAAAAGTCCCATCCGAATAGGTATTACTACCTAAACAAAATGGGACTAAGTTGTGATTTATTTACTCAATATATATCTGCATCACCATCTATCCAATCGGGCATCATTTCGCCCAAAAAAGAATCTAGTTCATCGTCATCATCCATAATTAAAACGGGCGTGCTTTAACTTGTTTTTTCTTTTCTTCCTTGATAGTTTCCGGTTCACCTGCACTTGCATTTGCACCACTAAGCTCTTCTTTATTATTCAATGTGGACGCATCTACAGTTTCCGTTACTTCTTCGTATTCTACAACTTCACCTACTTGTTCAGTGCTTAGTTGCTTCAAATTACTATTTGTTTGTTCCTCATTATCATCATCATCAAAAGCTTTTAATTCAGGAGTGGAATTTATAATCATTGTACATCCTGAATTTACAAGTGTCTTTTGCAGCATTTTCTCATCAAACTGTTTATGCGTTGCTTGCTCCCTAGATGAACTCTTAGACCATGCAGTCAATATTTGTTTACGAGTCATTTCGTAAAGATACATCTCTCCATCTTTAGATGGCAAATATATATATCCTCCTATAAAATCTTTATCTAGGTTTTCTAATTTTTGTACGTGTTTCAAAAGTTTCTTCTTACCTGTCTTAGGATCAACTTCTGTTACATATTCATCCCCTTCTCTAATTGAGTGCGGCATTGGCTCCCAATCAGGAAATATGCGTTTTACCATAAGTACATTCCCAAAATATCCGGGGTCTATACAAAGATCTGTTCCACGAACTACAGCATACGCCTGATTATAAGCTAAATTCAATCCTTTTGTAGCCATTTTAAAAAGTGCTGAACTAATGCTTACAGGGTCACAAACCTCTAATGCCGGACGCTTATCCTTATCTTTCAACTCTTGTAACTTTAGAACGCTCATCTTGATAGCATTCACATAGTTATAATCTTTAGGGAAATTGAAATTAGCTTGGGCTAATTCATTCAATCTTCCAATTACTTGGTCGCCAATGTTATTTCTTAAAGCGACATTTTTTTTCTCATCTGCCATTATTTATATTTATTATTGATTAATTTTCTAATGAAATCTACGCCCTTTTGATAAACTAAAGTCTTGAAATTAATACATTCTTCATAGTTTTTAGTATATTTCTGCTCTATTACTCTGAAATATCCTAAATCTTGATAACGCTGATACGGAATGTTATTATTCATAAGCACTTTTTCTTGTCGAAGAAATTCAAATAGGTTATTTCTTCCCATTCCTTTTATTCCAAGAACTTTAGCAACTTCTAGCATAGGAACAGCATCTTTACTATCTGCTACCGCATCGAAAAATTCTGCTTTAGGAGCTTGTTCTGCAATCAATGCTTGTTGTTTTTCTATTTGTTCAGCTTGTTCAGCAGCAAGCCTTAATGCTTCTGCAAAAGTTTTGGGGAGAGCTTTTTCTATAGTGCTTTTTGCTATTCTTTCACATTCCAAAAAGTAGTTTCTATACTCATAACTTTTTTCTGTTCTCGCCATCATTGCAAGATGTTTTGCAAAGTCAAGAGTGATAGCATAATCTTTTGTTTCATTACCGTTCGCCATTGTGGCGAACCCCACCCAATCTTCATTTTCATTGAAGAATTTATCTTCTTCAATGTTTTGCATACTCCATCTCGTCCAATGTGATTTGTCTAATCCAAGTCCAAGATACAATTCTTTAGCGGAAACGACTTGTTTTCCGTTTTTTTCTGTAATTTTGATTAATTCATTCATATTACCAACATTATTTGTGAGCCAACAATAAGGAAGAAAGGGAAACCTGTTGGCATAGCTTTCAGTGGGAGTACTAAATCCACCTATCCCTTTCATTCCACAAATATAGAGATATTATTTGTTATATCCAATAACCTCTACGTCAATTCCATTAACTTTAAACTTCTGTAACACATCAGATATTCAAAATGGTAGTGCATCGGCAGCACTTTGACTCATTGATGAAAAATTTTGTGTTGGTTGCGATGACTGTGGTGTTGGGACAGGAGGTGCTTGCTTAGCTGCCTGTGACTCAAACTTCTTTTTAACACTCCATGCTTTTATAGATGTATACCAACGTCCCTTAAATTCTCTGGATTCAAGATTTACTCCAATACTAACAACATCTCCGATTCTAATGTTCGCTTCTTTAATCTTGTCTGCTCCCAAAATAGTGAAACAAATATTTTTAGGATAGTTATCGTCTGTCTTTAATACAAAATCTTGGCTAACCCATTCACCTCTCTGTCCCACACCTCTAGTTTCGGGGAGTATGGCAGTAATTTGACCTTCAATATATATTGCTTCCATTATTATTTGTTATTATATGGATAAACGTCCATTATTTTACTATTAGATACACTTTCGATTCTATAATCAGCCATTGTACCTTTCATGTATTCGTCTAAATTCTTTACAGCTTGTCTTAAATCTGCTGCTTGTACAAGCATATTGGTTGTCATAGTCTTTTCAGCCCCAGTCTTTTCGTCTAAGGTGATATACCCAAGTTTACACTTAAACCAAGTATCATCAGCTTCATTATCGCTTGGAACTACTTCTGCGTATTTTGTATCTACCACAGCTTTTATCGAAAAATCACCACTGATAAAGGGAGACATCTCTTCTATTAGTCTAGCTTCGGCTTCTGTCACAGATAAGGCATCTATTAGATATTTTTCTGTAACTTTTTTTTCTTTCCCGTTCTCCATTACTTTTTCGTATTTCAGAGAACCTAAAAACCATTTTTTCATAATAATGTTTTTTAAAATGTAAATATATAAAACTAACAATCGCAATTTTTATTATCTACTTCTTCATCTTCATCTTCATTAAATAAGCCGTTAAAGGTTTCATCATATTCCTTAATAGCAGCCAATACATTCCTTTGAAACTCAAAGAACTTTCTATGATTCATAGAACATTGTGAACCCATCGTTAATGTAGCTATATAAGACAAAGCATGTCCTAAATCGTCATCATCATGTGATTGTTTTGCAAATAATTCCGTAATATCATCTATATTAGAAATTGTTGCTGAAAAATGACTTTCATTTGTTTTAATTAATATTAAAGCAGGAATATCATTTTCTTCTATAAATTTAGAAAGACTTTCAAATTTCTTTATTAATTCATTTTCTTTATTTTTTCATATTGTTATTTTTTTAACGCATCATCTATTGACACTCTGTTTTTTTTAACTTTTGTATATTCAGTGCTTCTTATTATATTTCCACACCAAGTATTAGTACTTTGTCCTAACATTTCAAGCTCTTTATTTTTTTTCTTGGAAGCTTTAGGGAGTAAGCCGTATACATAACCATACTGATTAGGCTTTTTCTCAACAGCTTTCAATGTCAGTATGTACTCCCCTTTTCTGTTCCTATATATTGTATTAAATCTTAGTGGGATAAAAATACCTTTTTCCTCCACCCCACCCACCTCATCATTAGTTATGATAACCCCATTCAGTTCAGATAGGGTTACATTTACACTTAAATTGTTATTCATTTTCCTATTTATATTTTTTTAAATATACGTTCATACCACGGAAGATTGTTGAAATGAATGTATTTAATGTATAATTCTTCATATATTTTTTTCTTTGCTTCTAGTTCTTCTAGTTCTTCTTTAATTTTTTTCATTATATTATCTGAATCTTCAATCAAGATATTAAAACGATAACCATTAATATCTATTTTAGAAATAACCCCCTTATTGTTATTCAGAGCAACCGTGATAGCAGCTAGATCTTCTCCGCTAATTAAATAATCTCCTTTTAAATTATATTTATCAGGAAAATCACCATTTATAACTTCAACCCCGTTAACTTCGTAACTAAGTTCGCTACCATTAAAATAAACACGACTTAAATTTTCATTCATAACTTTTACTTTTAAAGATTAATATTTCTATGTTATTCAACTCTTAATTCATTATCACTATCATTTACTATTAATTCGATTAATTGATGGCAAGTTTTTATTTCATTGCTAGAATCTATTAGATTCATATCATCAACAAACAGAGGCAAACTTACATTGAAGAAATCTGCAAAAGCATTTGCAATATCAATACCAATAAGTATTCTTTCTGCACCATTAGAAGTTGCTGCGATTGCTCCATCAATACCAGTAATAACACAATCGGGAATCCAAATACCGGATTTATCCTGTGACATCATGGTAATATTGCAACGTTTGAAGAATTTATTTACTCTATCAGAAATAATCTTAGCTCTTTCTTCTTCGTATGTTTTAATTTGATTATCTAACTTTTCTTGTTCTGCTAAAGCATTGGCAGTATCTTTCAGTTGTTTCTTAAATTCTTCTATTTTTTTCTCTTGTTTTTTGCGCTCATCAATAAGTCCCATCTTTTTGCTTTCCTCTTCAATATTCGACATCAAAGTTTTTTTCATGGAAAGTAAACCTGAATTATCTTGTTCAGGGATAGTTGTTATTGTCTTTTTCTTTTCTTCCAATAAGCTAACTAATGATTTATATTTTTCAGTTTGCTCAAATGGGATAACATTTTGTTGAACTTCATCATATTCTTTTTGTAAAGTAGACAGATCTTTCTTCGCCAAAAGAGTAGTCGGAATATCAGCAATATTCTCTTCACATTCTGCAATTATTTTAGTTATATCATCAATTCTTGCTTTTACATTCAGCCCTTCTTTTATTATATTTTCTTTTTCTATTTCTACTTGTTTATAGAACTCCTTTTTTAATAATTCTAATTTGTCATCAGGAAGAGTTTGTCCACAATAAGAACATTTATCTGCTGAAAATTCCTTTTCCAAACATTCATCCAATTTAGTTAATAGATTATTTCTTCTTTCATTTAGAATTACTAAATCTATATTTAATGATTTTATTTTATCAGATAGAACTCTTCTTTTTCTTCTGTTTTCTTCGTTTTTATTATCTATATTTTTATTCTCTTCTGTTACAGAATATATTTTAGAAAGAATAGAAGCTGAAATCTTATTCTGTTCTTCATCGTATTTTTCTTTTTCAGTTCTAATATTCCGTTCCCAATCAGATATTTCTTGCAAATCTTTATTTCTCTTTTCTATTAGAGGTTTAATAGATTCAGCACTCCCTTGTAATTCTTTATCTATATCCGAAATTTGATTTTTATAATCTTCTATGGCTTTCTTAGCACTTTCCGCCTCTTCTACATTGGGCAGATTTTCCTCCAAAGTTTTTATCGTAAGAGGAAGGGATTTAAGAGAGTCTTTTAGAGGTTTAATATCTGACGAAATTCGAGCTTTTAATTCAGAGAGTGAATACTTCTCTAGTTGCTCTAATAATTCCTTGTAATTACCCGTTAAGTCGTTGTCTGTTATTTCACCTGCCATTACAGCAAGATATTTACGTTGTTCTTTCCAATCTAAATATAAAAAGTAATTAATATCCAAAATAGAGCGAAGAACTTCCAAATCACAAAATAAATCTGCAATCTTTTCTTTATACTTTCCGGCACTTAACTCTACTCCATCAATAAAGAACTTATAATCATCTGTTCCTTTTCTTTCATAAGAATTGCTTCCTCTACGTCTAATCCATCCCACTTCTGCTGTTTTTTTCAATGAATATTCATATCCATTTGCCTCGATGATAGCCTCAACGACAGCGGCAGGAGAATCTTCTGGTATATATGTTTTAGTATTGTCGAACAAATTATAGTTCATTCTATTTTCCCCATCATATCCTGTAATAAGCCATAGGAATGCATGACGAAGAGAGGACTTACCTGCTTTATTTTGACCATATACTTTAGTAATATCTTCATTAAAAGATATTTCTTTGTTTTGTTTTCTCCAATTTTGAAGAATAAGCTTTTTTAAAATTACTTTTTTCATTTTATTGTTTTTAAGTTAATTATTTCAGTTTCATAATTATCTAATCCCTTTTTATGTGTTTGTATAACAATGATACTATCATTAAGATAAGTTACACTTCCATATTTAGTTGGGTATATTGGGGGATAACCTTGATGTTCGTTATGATGGCATGATGTATATCCATTACATGAGGATAATACTGCCGAAATTAATATGATAACACCTTTTACTATTCCTCCCATTCTACTCTAACCGTATCTTTGTATGTAACATCTTTTTCATTGACTTTCACACGCATGGCTTCTTCTTTTGATTTGTGAACCGCTCCAATACATCTTTCACTGACTGTTTCATATATATTTATCCATCCTTCTTTCTTTATTCCCTCCATTAACAAATCATTTGAGGAGTCTGCTTCCCCATCAGAAAATCGTCCTTCTTTAGTAAAAGAAGCGGGATATTCTTTGCCATTATCGCTTTTAAGTAGAGCAACAATAGGGAATCTATCGTTATCTGCATCAAAACATAAAATTCTAGCTCTAAATCCTTCTCTTGTGCATAGAGGCGCACCTGCTTTTGCTTTTTCTAAATCAAATGGTTTCATAATTTTGTATTTTATATTAGTTCAATTGCTTTCTGTATTCCAGCTTCCAATGCTTCTTCGTAGGTGTCCCACTGACCACCATCGTTAGGACCTTTAAATATTCCATCGGTTATATGAGTTCCATTGTCAGCTTTGCATATATCATAGCTATAACCGCAAGCGTTTCTAATGATGGAAATATGCAGGTTCTTGGTTTCACGTAGCCACTTCTGGACAATTGATTGCGGAGGAAATTCTATATCTGTAAACATGCCTTTCTCTTTAAGCATCTTTGCTGTCTCTAATGCTACAAATTCTTCTTTCATTTTTTCATCGTTTTACTCAATTAAACACACTCCAATTGCCAATACCCCAAAAATGATAGCCACTATTACAAACGCAGCTAAACATCCTTTGTCATACTCTTTTTCATCAGATGGCGTATTATCAATATACCAATCCAATATATGTTTCTTTTTTCTCATCGCTATTCCTCCTTGATTAAATCCGGATTATCGTAGATGTTGCCTACAATCTCTTCCATTACATTATAGTTACAGAATGGCAATAATTCTCCACTATACTCTCCGATATATCCAAAACATCCGTCTTTTACACCTACTTTATTATAGATTCTTACGCCTTCATCTTCACCCATTAACAATATATCCCCTTCGTAAATTTCTTTCCCGTTCTTGTCAAGTAGCCCGGTGAACTGACCTATGGTCTTTTCATCACACATAACTCCCGATAGTTGAAAGAAATGTGTATCACCTCTAAAATTGTAATCTCTTTCAACATAAAGTTCATATCCTTGGTCTATGATGCAATAATCATCGGCTTGGATCAACCCGCCATAAGCCCATTTGTTATTGTCTACTCGTTTTGCACGGAATTTTATTGTACGATTCATTTTATTCCTCCTTTTCTTTAAAGTGTTTGATTAGCTCTTCTACGGTAGCCTTATGACTACAATGAAACCATGCTGCCTGTACACTCTCTCTAATATTTTCTCTTGCAGCTTCTTCTAATGTCTGTTTCATAATTATCTTTATTTGAAAGGTTATAAACTACCAAATCTAAACGAATAAAAACCGCTTCCATCTTCAAATGGGAAGAATCCGAGTGATTTTAACATTTCTAAATCTTCTTCTGAAACTTTTTCAGGCTCAATATCGACCCATAATTCATCGTGATTACAAGAAGTCGGATAATCAGGATTTCCATACTTTAGGAATATCTGCAACGCTTTTATTAAATCTTCCATATTTTTACTCTGTTTTACGGTTTTCTCTTAGTTCTTTTTCACTGACAATATTATTAGTTCTGTTACCAATATTAGAAACTGTTGTTGTATTATTGGGCTTACAATACAAACACATTTGAGTAAAAGGTGAATACACTCTCCCACACTTCGGGCAAATCCATCCTTGCTGTCCGAACATTCCGTTATACGTATTTACTGCACTTGATTCTGTTTTCATAATGATAGTTTTTTAATGTCATCCACTGATAGTTTGTCCTTACCTTTGGCATATTCAAAGAACCATACTATAGGACATATACATTCAGGAATAGTATAATCATCTGTTTCAGGTAATGTTATCAAGATACTAAGTCCTGTGCCATTGATATACTCGCAAGAAACGAAATCGTCAAAGTCGATATATCTTTGCGCCTCCTTAGCTATAATGTTACAATTCTTTCGATATTCATCATAGCTTTTCATAGTACTATTAATAAATTTATCTATATTCATTTCTCATCTTATTTAATATATTTATAAATTAGAATAGTATCAGTAACAGTCTTATGTCCTGTATTAGCATCAATCTTCTGTTTAATTTCTGTACTATTCCTTTCTTTACAATACTTGCAATTACCCTTATGTGCTATACTTATTACTTTTCTTCCAGCCACACGTTTCGGATTTGAAGCCATAATATACTCACATGAATCAATTTCAATCACATCATATTCAAGAGTTGAATCTTTCTCTGTTCTTGCTGTTTCTCCGCATGACATTAATAATAAAGCCATGAGTGCTAAAAATAAGTAGTAAATGTTACTTTTCATATTTATCTGTTCTTTTTAATAATTCTTCAAGAAAATCCGCTGCTGCTGTACTATATAAACAAGAGTCTTTTGCTTCTTCTACAGATAATTCGTTTGATACTCTAAAAATAATATAACCATACTCAAATTTAACATAATCTTTGTTTATATCAACCCATTTTATTGGACGTGATCTAAGTGCTTTACTTACTAAGTTTACTATTTCTGTTGTTGTTTTCATAATTGTATGTTTAATTCTTTATTTGTAATTGCAAAATATAAGTTTTGTACCTCATGTATATAATTAATAGGCATGTAATTCCATGTATTCAATATCGTTCTAAAATTATTGTCAAAATACATAATTCGTTGTTTCTTTCCTTGTCCATCATCGGGAGAAAGCATACCACACATTTGATTATCAGAATTTATATATTCAAATCCACAAGTCAAAAGTACTTCTTCGGTCAGAGGAATACCTTCAACTTTAGATTCCTCCTCTTCTCTGAAAGTACCATCTTCCATCTCTATTGTTATGTTGTAATCGTCATTAGCACATTCATTACAAAATGTATTACTCATTAGAGATACTACTTTCCCAATTCCTTCGTCTATTTTAACGTAATTACCAATTCTTAATTCTTCTGCTTTCATGATTATTTATATTTTTTAGAAAGTTTGATAACAAAATCAATAACATCAAAGCCTATAAAAAAAGGCATACATATAGATAAAAGATCCACATTCTCGTTTACACATTGATGGTTAATGCTTTCAGCTATTAATATAGCTGATAATAATATTACTGTTCGCATAATGGTTTCATTCTTTGTATTAAGTGAAGAGAGAGAGTCATTAATTGTTTAACTTGCTCTTCATTTGGATAATCTTCTTCGTAAAAGTCTATTATATTCAATAAGGTATCACAAACGGAACAAGAACCATAATAGGTATGTGTCATAAGATAATCTTCTATTCCAGGCTGATATACATCTTTTTCAGGGATGATGAATATCTCTGTACCTGACCAATCTCCATCATCAATTACGTGTATATTTTCCACATCATATTCAGATATAACATACGTGAATATAGCTCTTACTATTTTTAAGTATGAATCATATTCTTTCAATTCGTTTTCTCTAAACCATTTTTCCAACTTATGCTTATTAGCTTCCCATTGATCTATAATTTCTTTTATCATAGCTTTTTATTATTAAATTCGTTTACACATTGGTACTATTACTTCTTCGATTTCTCTCCATAAGATAGGCTCTACATTATAAGCCCATTCTCTTCCAGTCCAAAAGGAGTTAGTATATCTGCCATCTTTGAGACAGACATTAACGGTGTTATATTTGCTAGGTTTTATTTCCCTAGCGTTATTCCATCCGTTCTTTATCATTCTATTCCATGTTTTCATAGATTATCTCTTTAAATATAACATTGGTTTCATCTTCTCTTTCAGAAGCATCACAAGTTCCAAAAGATTCATATACAAATTTAACATTCTCTTTACAAACGTCTAAAAAGAAACAATTTGCGCAAGGAGGGGTTACACCATCACCACATTCTTCTACTTTTAAAGTAGTAAATGGTAGTTTTATTTCAGTACCTATCGGTAATTCTTTTCTCTTTTTAGATTTGCTAAATACACTTATTGCCCTATAAAGTGCATTTCTCAATTCTGCACAGTCAAACCCTGCTTTTTCAAAATTTCTTATACTGACAGAAGCTATTTCTATTACTTTACCAGTATTTTCATTTACACCTTCTTTTTCTAACAATTCAGCAAATCTCAATATTGCTACTTTGCCTAGTCTATACAAATCATTGGCAAGTTCTGATTTTTCTTCATTCATAATATTAGTTATTTTATTAATTATCTTTCATTTATTAAACTATCCAAGAGTTTTAAGCCTTCACGAGCAGGTAAAAGTTTGCCTAAAGAGAAATATTCCTATTTCTCTCGGCTTAACTTTAAAAGTCTACGATTGAACTATCCTGTCGCCCATCGCCTCTTTCGCAGTCTTGAATATCAACGTAAATAATTCAAGTTCACTCTAATCGGTTTACGTCCCGAACATACAGACATCGTTTATGCCATTGTGATTTGTATGTAGCCCCTTGTATCACATTTATAACTTTCTTTCCAAGCGGTCTTTACTGCAATAATTTTCGGTGTAAAAAGAAAGCCGTATTAAGAATCAACTTAATACGGCATCCTAAAAAAGGAAATCCGTATTAGCGAACTGTCTATGACAGGTAGGACACACTATACGGATTTGTTATTATATCCAATTTAAAAAAATGTTTCTAATAATGTCTGCACAGGTGTCCTACTTCCTAATACATCGGCAAATATCCTCTTTATTTTTGAGATATGCAAGAGAAAAATGGAATTTAACATTTCTATAACTTTTAAAAACCATGTGGTTTCCTTATGGATAACCTTATGGTTATAAAAGGATCACATCATTGGTTGATTCAGTCTCAACAATTTCAACTAGATAATCATTCCATCCGTCATTGAATTTCACATCTCTAGTTTTATCTTCTACTTCTTCAAGTAGTTCAATTAAAGCTTCTACTGTCATATTCAATAATCATAAAGTTCAACACGATCTTCACGCTCTATAACATCTTTGACTTCATCATCAAAGATGTCTATTTTTACAGGTTTACTTTTATCTTCTATCGCAGATAAAATATCAATTAGTTCTTGTACTGTCATAATTATTCCTCCTTAATTAAACCTCTTGTACTTTCAATATTTCATCTAGCCGAAACAAAGCTCTATCATATTCTACTTCATTGTCAAAATAGAAATACCTTATTCCGTTCCCGTACTTCATTTCAATGCAGTATTTACCACTTGAAACACTGTTCCCACGCCCTTTGTATTCTTTAATACTTGCGTCTTTCAATCGTTGATTCTGTATTCTTATCCACATATTGTATATATTTACTTTTATTTTACATCAAAACATAAACTAAACAATTCATCTTTTGTGCCATCGTATTCCCATACATGTTCATATTCACTTTCTTCTGTTTGCAAATAAAGCGATATGCGAATATAATCCCAACTTATTTCGATGTTATCAATTTCTTTGCTTGTAACATCTTCATACTGACGGATTCTTTTTATAAATTCCGTTTTAGCTTTTTTTGTTTGCTCTAAAAACTTTTTGTATGTCATAGTTCTAATATTTAAATGATTCTACCAACCACCAAATTAATAAACCATCTACCACCAATTTGAAAAGATTGGCAAGGAAGCTAACTTCTACTTCTTCTCCATTAAAACATGCTGCCAATGTTAATTTAAGGATTCTTTGTTGTTTTAGAATCTAATACTAAGGTGATTTTCTTTGTTTTCATATCATTATTCAATTACATACATTAATAAACCATCTTTTGCTTTTATTTCTACCAATATTTCTTTGCAATTTAATCTCTCTTTTAGAAATTCTAAGGTACTTGTTCTAGCAAAGCAATTCTTTGTGGAAACATACATAACTTTCCCATTGCTTTCAATAGAAACTATTCCTTTGATATATTTTCTAATAATATCCTCTTTGCTTTCCATAACTCAAATATTTAATAATTCACTTTCTTTGATTCTTAACTCCAATGTTTTAGGGTATCTCATCTTCACATCTATAAATTCAACGACATAAAGATTGTTCCCTTTGACTCCAAACATATCCTCTATAGTATGATATGCTTTGAACTGATACCTTTCATCAGGATATTTATTCCTGAAATAATTCTCTATTAAAATTCTTTTGCTCATAGCTTTATATAAATTTAATATTATCTCGTTTTTACTTCATTATCTTTTTAAGTTTACGATACATTGCAGCCGCACGAACTGAATTATATTCCATTCCTGTAGCTGTCTTTTGATTCAGATTATTCAATTTTTGTGCAATATCTCCCCAAATTTCGTAGTTTCTAGGCTCTCCCTTATCTTTTATCCAATCAGTAATGAAAGCCCAAAAAAACACATTACTTTCATTAACACGTGCATTTTCTCGCCTTTTGTTTGCGGACTCATCTTGCATCTTATTTATTGAAACTATTCTATCTGTAGAACTATTCTTTCCCCACAATTCTTTTGTTCCTCCTGTTTGCTCATTACGTTTTTTCTTTGCTGCTAAAGCCGCTTTTGTACGTATGCTAACCAACAATGCTTCTCTTTCAGCCAAACTGAAGAATAATGTCAAAGTAAATTTGTCACTATTAGGTAAATCACAAAAAACAATATTGTTTTCACCAATTTCCGCTAATACTCGTAGTGCCTCTAATGTATTACGGAAACGATCGCACTTAGCAATAATCAATTTAGCATTTTCTTTCTTTGCGTGTTCAATCGCTTTCCGTAATTCCGTACATTTAGACAATTCCGTTCCGGTATAAATTTCTTCATAGTCCGCCAACAACAAACCGTTATCTTTTTCTATGAAGTAATTTATAATGTCTTTTTGTGCCTCAAGTCCTAAACCAGATCGACCTTGTTTTTGCGTTGACACCCTACGCCAAGATATATACTTATTCATATTACTATTTTTTAGTTAGCCCTTCAAATACAGTACATCCACCCCAAATAATCAAACATATTATAAACAACATTTTTTACTCCTTTCTTTATTTAAAGACCATTATCAATAGCCTTGTCGACACTCATAAATGAGAATATTTTTGAATTTATTTCATGTAAATTCATTCTATATTTGGCTTTTCTCATTTCGTAATAACTTTTAAAACCTTTCGTTATTTCCGGCTTATTGGCAAAATTAGTGATTTCAACCAATACATGTGTATATCCATTCTCTTTGTAATCTTTTGCTTTCATATTATCACTTTTTATTAATATGTTTATTACTTTTCTTTAATAATAACTCCCTTTGAATTTCATTCGCTGCAAGTCCTTCCAGTTCTTTTTCAAAAGATTCATTAAAAATACCTCTTTGATATTTTGACTGATTAGGAATGAAATTTATTGGATCAAACTTTTTCTTTTTCATAGTATTTCATTTAATTCTTTTATAATTTCTTCCTTTGTAGCGTAATCTCGTAAACCTAACAACTTTATCATATATCTTCGGTCTACTTGATCAGGAAACAAATATTCCGAATAAGTTTTAACTATATCCTTTAAAATGATTTCCGGCTTGTCGTAACTTTCTATCAAGCTGTCGATTAAATGCCCTTTTTCTCCTCTAGCGTCCCACTGATTTACAATTTCATTTGTAGAAAGATTTTCAAAAGTAAAATACCCTTCTTCGATTTCGTGAACATCACGTACAATCTTTCTACATAGTTCCGGGTATCCATCAATTTGAGATATTATACCGTTATTAATCATTTCTTTAAATGACTCTATTTGCTTTTCTGTATACTTTTTCATAACTCATTCCTCCATTAATTTTACTTTGAGTACTTTCAAGCCGTTTGTAAGTTGCTTTTCTATTATCTCTTTTGCTTCTTTTTCGTCATTGGCTAATACACCTATATAATAACAAATATTTCCTAGTCCGTAATATACAATATATTCTTTCATAATATTATTCTTTAACCGCTACTTTTATACCGTTATGTATTAACTTTACTAAAATACTATCTAACAATTCCCAAGAAAAACACAATATACCGTTTTTATTTAATTTAATATCTAAAATTTCCTTAGCTATAATTGCATCACTTTCATATATTTGTCCCAAATTATTCTTTTTTATAATTATTAAATAATCGGGGTGTGATTTCTTTATTCGTTTAAATATCTCTTTCATGGCTTTAATATTTTAAATTGTTTAATATAAACATTCTTCTTTCTATTCTTTTGCGTTCTTTCTCTGAATAATATACTTTGTTATTCATCACCGTACAAACGAATTCTATTCTTTTATTTATAATTGTTCTTTTTTTCATGATTACATATTTTCTTTAATAACGTTACCGCTTAAATTCCATTCATCGAATGTGTCTAGTATAATTTCCTCTGTTTTTCTTTCCGAAATTATAATACGGTCGCTATATAAACCGCTAATATCAGACCCTCCGCTACATGTAAATATTATATTTACGTTATACTCGTCTAACAAACTAGCTAATTTTGTTAGAAACTCTTTTCTTTTTTCTTCACTCATTGGTAAAATCTTTATTTTCTATCAAATTAGGTTCGTGCCTTTCCAAAAAAGATATTAATTCTTTGTAAGACGTATTATTATCTATAGCACAAGATAGCGAATAATTAAACTTACCTTTATACATTTTGGGCTTCAATTCGCCTAGATTATTAAAATACATTTGTCTAACTGATACAAATAATTTACTTTGTAAATATTTGGAAAAAGACACAATATGATCACAAATAGATACAATGTTATTATTATAAACGTTACTATAAACTAGTTCGTTATCTCTATAAATATCTAATTTAAATGCTTTCATGACTTTCTTTTTTATTTGGTTAGCAAAATATAATTCCTAATATATACAATACTAAAAGTATTCCATATAAAGCGGAAAAGCCTTTTATTATCTCTTTAAATTCTTTCCGTTCCATAAAATTAAAATTTCATTCTCGATAATATTTCTATATTTTTATAGCCTCTATTTTTTAAATAGTCTAGTAATTCACTTGTATTATACCCTTTTGCTGGTTTACATTCTCTTATATAGGTACTGTCAGCCTCAAAGTGCATGTTATCATACAAAGAATATACTAAAAAATTATCATTAATTAGCTTTTCTATAAACACGGCAATAATTTCACCGTCTCGTGTTATTCTAAAATTTACTTTTGTTTTCATTTCCATTATTTATTAAAACGTTTCCTACAGTAATCGAAAGCCTCGCCGGATAAACTATTGCTAAAGCCCCTTTTATCAATGTAAAAACATTGAAACAAACTAGTATCTCCGTAATTATTTACAAAGTTATGAAACATTTGTTTTTGCGCTTTCTTTGTTGCAAAACAATATTTGGAAAAGTTTTGCAATACCTTTTTCTTTTCTTCTTCATTTAATTTAAAGTTTATCCACCCTTTTGTATTATGGTGAAAACGTCCGTTTATAAATTGTTCTACTGTCATTTGTCTAGTTTGGTTTAATAAACCTATTAAAGTCTTATATTTAATTGTTTTCATAACTCTATTATTTTAATTCCTTATAACTATATATATTTAAAAAATAAAAGCAATTTGTATATAGCCCCTTCTTTGTCTTTTTTCTACGATAACTTTTGCTTTATCCGCTTGATGAAAGGCAAATCTATTTCGGGGTATATTACAGGTAGAAGAAGAAATACCTTTTGCGCCTATATTTATTTCACCGCAAAGTTTATTAAAACTTTCTACATTAATAATGAGTCTATAAAAGAGTCAGACCAATATTTTTGCGATATATTAAATGTTATTTCCATGCTATAATGTATTTAGTTTAATTTCTCTTTTAACTGTATTAATCTCCACGCAATAACCGAAAACCAATTATTTTGAAAATCAACTATTTGTCTTTCCGTTCTGCAATATCCCCACGATTTGCCTATATTAATTATAGTATCAGTGCAATAAGCCACACCGAAACAAGACGGCAAACCTTTTATATATTCTTTCACTCGTTCCTGTAAACTAGGATATAACCGCTTATAATAAGCGTCGTTATATTCTCTATCAAAACAGTCAAAGAAGTAATTAATAGCTTCTTTATCACTCATATCTAATTTTTCATCGTTATAAATGCAGTCCAAAACGTATGCAAATTGTACCCCTACATTTTTATGTTCTCTTACATTCTTTTTCATGATTTGTTTCTCCTATTTCGTTTAATTTAACCTATTCTTTCAAAGCCTATATAATCTAATTTATCCCAAAGAATTTCTATATTTGCATCTATAGAAAGATCATCGTCGTAATCTATCGAAGTTATCGGAATTATTACGGTATTACATACGTTACCGGCTATTAATTCGTTCGTGTCGTCTCTATATCCAATATAAATGACATTTGTATTTCCTTCATTGTCTAAGAATTCGCCTAAACAATTAGATATAATGCTATTGTTAAATTCTTTTGTAGTCATAACTTATTTATTATTTAAAGGTAAATTTAAAAATTCTTTTTTATTTAGTCCGCAAAAACTTGCTATATGTCTGCCAGTTGTAGCACTCCAACCGTTCCACAATCGTATAACATTTCCGTTTGCATCTATTTTTGCAACGTCGGTGTTATAAGATTGAAGTACTTTTGTATTATCGCTATATATTTTTACTTTCGCTTTCCCGTAAAAAGACTTATGGCTATCGTTTGGATATAAATCGCAAATATTTACTAAATTTTTCATGTTTATTCCTCCTTTATTTAATTATTATTGATTTGGTAGTATTATAGTCTCAACCTTGTTAAACTTTTCATCATCAACTTTAACCGCTATATATTTTTGTGCCTTAAAATCATAAAGAACTGCTATCGTATTGCCGCCAAAAGCGGTTTTATTATCATCGCACACATTTACAAATTCATAAGTTTTTTTTCCTACTTTTATAAGTACGTTTGTATGTCTGTATAACATATAAGTAACAACATACTTAAACGTCTTTTTTTCTTCTATCTTTCCCATGATTAAAAAGTATTGATTAGTATTTTATACGAATGCTTACAAATATATCACATTCGTAATATATATTTTAAAATTACGTTCAATGTGGTCTACTATTTCGTTATGGCAAAAACTACCATCAAACCACAAAAACGTACTAGAATCTAAACTAACACGTTTTTTTAATTCCGGTATATATACTAATACATTGCCGGATCTCTTAGATACTATTATTTCCATAGATTTATATTAATATTGGTAATTATATTGCAACTCTGTATTTATCGGGCTTGTAACCGTCTATATATTACAGGAATATATAGGCTACATTAACAAAAATAGCAAGCCAAATATAACAGAACTTGAGTAATAACTAATTATTGTTAGTTGTTACTAGATTTACCCGTTATATTGGATACTTGCTATTATTAGATGTTATTTAGAATTTAATTGTTATTGTATTGGTTTATTCACTATATTATAACTACTAGGGTCGGTCTCCTTTCGCTTCACCCGTATAACTCACTACTACGGTCTCATAACTAATTACTAGTTTGTAGGTACTGATATAACCAATGTTTGAGTAATACCTACTTAATAGTCTTATGCTTGTAAGGTTGCTACGATGCAACAAATAAGCCGCTATTTTCAACATGTGAATGAACGAAAACCAATTAACCAACAGCAGAACGAAACGCAAAAAAGAAAAGGGATATTATAATATAGCTCTATTTCCAGTAAATCGAAAACCTGTTATACAGGTGTATAATATAATATCTTGCGGTCTGCATAAGATAGGAGTCAATCAGTATTTTAAAGAACTACTTGGGAAACTGTTTCCCTTTCTTTGTATTGCAAATATACGCACATTATCGGAATGCGCAAAATATGCACTAATATATTAACCTTTGTTAGGTTATGCGCACTGTGTGCACTATTGAATTAACACAAATAACTACGATTTTACCGTAGTTAAGTTAATTTCGTGTTAAATGTAAACAATAACGAAAAAACACACTGGAACGTACACAACGCAACGCAAATAAAGCGGGGAAAAGGGATAAAGGGAAAAGGGGAAACGGAAAGCAAACAGGATAGCACTATTAACGAATATACTATAATATCGAAGATGTTATAGTATATGAGTAAATAATATATATATATATACTATATAGAGAAAAATAAACGTGTAAAAAAAATAGAAATAGATAAAACATATCGAAAAGATAAACATCATAGAAAAAATCTATAAGAAGAAAACAAAATGCGAAAAAGGTTATATATGGGAAAGTGCGGCTTTCTCACATGCCAAACATTTTTTTTGTGTATGCTTGTTTAATGCAGCCTATTTTTGCACATTACAGAGCAAAAACGATGTTTCCAGAACACGAAACGAGTGTTTTAGACGTGTTTTAAGGGTGAATGCAATGTTTTAATATAAAATACTATGTTTATATCGTTTTATTATTGATCTTTTAAAATTGAGCCTAAAAATACGCTTATTCCGGTGTTTTGCCTCTGTTTTACCGTGGCTTTCCCTGTGCCTACCACCCCCCCCCTGTTTTGAAGCCACGATTAAGTGCTGCTTTTGCTCATAAATTTTTCAATTTTATTTTTTTTATTTTTTTATTTTGCTAAGAATTTATATTTTTGCATACCTTCTTTCTTTCTTAATCCCCTTCCTGTTTTTTTCGTGTTTTTCAGGTTGGGGATTTTATATTTTAGGTGTGTCATAAAGTAGCATTTAATAGCCATAATTGATTTTTGTCTATTTAATGCTATTTTTTGTTGTGTTTATTGGCTTAATTTGTTATTTTTGTGCTTAGCCATAAAACTAAGATTTTATATTTTGTACTTTCCCCCTGTCTGTGAAGATTGGGGGTTTCTTTTTTTTTAGTTTAACTATTACTGTATTTTTCCTATTTTAGCCTTTAAGACGATAAGTTCTTCATTTTTAGTATGAAAATCGCTATTTACACCACTTATTAAACCTTATTTGGCGTTTATTTAGTTAAAGTCAGTGTTATATTTTGTATATTTCTTGTTTTTTTGCTTGAAATGGGTGTATATTTGTGCCATGTTTAATTAAAAAAGATAGAAATTATGTCTAGTAAGAAGAAAGAAGAGAAGGATTTGTCTTGGTATCAGGACAAGTTGGCGCAATTGGATGAAGAGCGTTATGTTGTTAATAAGGAATATGAAAGTTACCTTGCTAAATTGCATTATCCTGAATTTAAGGATAAGATAGGTCGTTATTATAAATCTGAACATCGCTACAGTTCCCGTTCTCCTTTTTACGAATATCATGTATTGTTAGATGTTCGCCCGGAAGATTTATATGTTAGTTCAGATGGTGAAGTATTGGCAAAATGTATGGTATCTTCTGTTAGTCGTGATGATAGTGGTTGTATTAGTATTAACTTATCAGAGGAGGCTTATGTTCATTATTTGGGTGAGGAGATAAGTGAGAAGGAATACAAAGGGGCTGTTTCTAGTATTTTGTTTGATGCTATCAGTGTTTTACCTAGTTTGAAGATATAAGATGAAAGAATTGGATAATGTAATAAAGGGTCGTGGTGAGACTAAGGGTTTTACTTTTACTTTGGTGAACAAGTCTCCTTATGCTTATATGTACAGAAGCGTTGACGACTGTGGCGGTAATGTTGTTTATGAGGTTTTCCGTCGTGTTGAGAACAAGATGTTTGATTGTGTGAGTTATCCCAGTAGCAACGGGTTTGGCGATTCGCTGTACATGGGTAAAACGTATAGGTCTGCCGACCTTGCTGTTCGTTGGTTTAACCATTTGACAGAGATGGGACAAAAAAAACAAGGAATTTTTTTGTAGTATTGAAAATGTTCTCTATATTTGCAGTACTGGTACAGTAGAATTTACTTATAAGTGTTTGACAAAAAATGTAGGGGTGATAGTGATATTACCCCTATATATTATCTCTAATTTTTTATTCATAAAAAGGTGTTTGATTACTTTTTTTCTTTCAGTTGAACATGGGGACAGGGATGGCTTAGTGAAGCTGTCCCTTGTTTTTTGTATATGCTAAACGTTAATGTAGTGTTAAAGCCTCGATCACATTTGGCGATTGGCAATCGCCAACTTATATTTGCAGAACATTAATTTAAAACCAAAAAATATGGAACGTATTAAAGTAAGTTGTTATGTTGATGCTTCTAATTTGAGAAGCATTTTGAATTTACCGGAATTGAAAGATAATGGTGTGTCCGGTTCTGATTTGGATGGTGTTTCGGAGATTATACTTGACCCTCCAACTCTTCCTCTTGAAGATGATAATCAGAGAACCCAGTTCGTAAACAGTATTTTCGGTGCTGCTATCATGACTATAATTCAATGGAAAAGTCAGCAAAAGGGAAATACTATGAACGTTGAACCTAAAAAAGAGGGAGGACAGGACGATGAAAGTAGATAATAGTATTCGTGTACCGTTTAATGTTGATGTCTTGAAAAAGATTATAAGTAAGGATTTGAATGGTTATATTTTCACAAAAGGAGGGTACAGTGTGACTCAAATTATAAGTGAAGAGGTGAATTTATCAGGCATTGGGAGAGTACTTGTATTAACTGTTTCCATATTAGGAGTTGAGAATATTATCACAGTTAGTAGACAAGGCGAAATTATAATCGATAGAATTCCTACAGGAGAATATTTGGAAGTTTATTTAGAAAAAGAACAGGATATGTACTCTTTATCTCCCTTTCAAAAAGTATTAGTTCGTAATTCAGAAACACTTAATTGGAAAATTAGCTTTTTCAGTCATTACGATCCACTTTATGAATATCCATATATCTGTCTTGAGGGGTCATTTAAAAAATGTATTCCCTTTAATGAAAAAAACAAACATCTTGTAGGTACTAATAAATTTGTATGAAAAAATATTTAATTTTTTTGATTGATGGTAAAATTTAAAGATTTAGTAGTTAAAGATTCGATAACACTTTCTGTTAGCGACCCTATTAGGACAAATATTCGTGAAAATAATATTAGTACTCATATAAATGTAGGTATTAATATGAAAGTATTTTATTCTCCTGATTCTTATGCATGTATTGATGAAAAGTTAAAAGAAATACTTGATTGTATCGATGATAAAAGAGAATTGAATAGTTTATTAACTATACGCCATTACGCAGAGAAGAATAATCTTGCTAAGGAGACGGTTCGGCAGCGAATTAAGAAAGGTACTCTGCCTTACGTTTTAATTGATGGTATTTATTTTATAAAAGAAAACTTATGAAACCGGAAAATTTAAAAAAATTGGAAGATACCATCAAAGCGATGGATTCCATGTATGAGAATCAGTTAAAGCCTTATATCTCAATATCACAGCAGGTAGGAGAGGCAGCAAGCTTCTTGGTAGACAGGATGAATGAATTGATAGCAATTTACAATGATGAGGGAGGACAAGTATAGTGTTATGTGCGATGGTATGAATTGTAAAATCAGAGATACTTGTAAAAAATATCAAGAATATCTTGATTACTATATCTTTGACCCTTTAAATGGGGAGGATTATCTTTATTACGGTTTTTTAGAACCTGCATATAATGGAACTTTTTGTGATAATTATGTAAAAGCGAACAAATGAAAGCAGAATTATATGATAAAATTAGAACGGCTGAAAAAATAGTGGACCAGACAGATCAAGCCGTTCGTGCATTGAAGGATTTGAAGAACTTTTTACAACTTCGTCGTCAAGAATGTCCCGAAGTCATAAAATGCCTGAATACTATGGTGGATTTTAGAATAAAAAAAAGAGATGAATATTATAATAATTTATTATTGCTAAACGATGAGGATTAAGTTTAATAAGAAGGATTTTTTAAACGCAATAAAGACAGGTGGTAGTTTCTCTTCCAAAAGAACTCCATTGCCAATTTTGCAATCTGTTAAAGTTCAAATAGTCGATAATACGTGTTGGTTGTTATCTTACAATGACAAGAATGCGATAAAGACCCATTTCAAGTTGGAAGAGTCTTATAAGAATATCGAGTTTTGCATAGACAAGGACGATATTGAGAACTATGTTTCTCTTCTGATGGAGGATTACTTTGATATAGATGTAGATAATGAGAAACTGAATGCTATTGTCTCCACACCAAACAGTACGATGAATTTCCCTTTGCATGATGTAAGGGTATATCCTACATTGGCACAGGAGGTTAATTGCGATACATTTACATTGGATGCTAATTTGCTTGGCTATTGGATTCAAAAAGGTATGCCATTATTGGAATATGATGAATTTCAGCCTAATAACCAGCATCTTCATTTGTTTATAAAAGACAATAAGGTTGATGCCTTTGCTTTTAATTTTGATAAAATGTACCATGATAGCGCATATATTAACTACGAGGGAGAACTGAAAGTATCTATAGACATGTCGGCTTTTGCGGCTCTGCGTAAGGCATTAGTAAACGAACAAAAGGTCACTATAAAAAATGGAGAAAAGAATATCATTGTGATAGGGGAAAATTCAATGTTGCTTATCCGCAAATATGACTTCAAACCATTAGACTTTTATATGTTGCTCAAATATCAGCCATTGTTTGAAGTGGAAATAGACAAAAAAATATTTCATTCCATTGTATCAAGAGCAATATATGTACAAGATGATACCAAGACAGGGACAATGACTCTTAATTTTGATGAAACAGGGATTACATTTGTGTCGGAGAATATGGAGTTAAATAAAAAATTAGAGGAAAGAGTTGAAGTTGTAGGAGGAAAAGAATTTAAGCAGACGTTTATCCTGCAAAGGTTATTGCTAGTCCTAAACTCTATATCTTCTGACAAAGTAGTCCTTCGCCCATGCGGACAGAATGCGCTATTTGAGATAGGAAATACTGAATATACAACCGAAGGAGGATATACGTCTCCTTGCAGGGATTAATTTTTAGTTGTTATCCGATGTAATATAGGAGATTATTTGTATATTTGCAAAGTGGGATAGGCTAATCCTCCCACTATTTTAGAAATAAGCGGATAGTTCGGAGTCATGACCGAATGATAAGAGGTTTGTTCCATTAACTCTTCCGCTTATTTATTATTAACTAATGGAACATAAAAATTATTTATATGGAACATCAATTCAATGTAAACTTTGCTAAAAAGTATGGGATAGAAGAAGCTATACTCATTCATAACATGTATTTTTGGATAAATAAGAATGCCGTTAATAACAAACACCTATATCATGGACGTTATTGGACTTATAACACCAAAAAAGCTTTATCTGATTTGTTCCCATATATTCATGAGACTAAAATACAGAGAAGTTTGAAGCATCTTTATGAATGTGGCTTTATAATTAAAGGGAATTTCAATAAAAACAAACTTGATAGAACTTGTTGGTATGCATTTAGTGATGAAGCACTTTCGATTCTTCAAAATGAAGGTTACGATATTAGCAAAATGAAGAATGCAAAATTGCAAAATGAAGTGACAATACCAGATAGTAAACATACAGATAGTAATACAGATGAAAAAGAAGATACTAACGTATCTAAGAAAGTGAGTTTTTCTCCAACGGAAGAAGAAAAAAACATGTTTGAAGAATTTCGTAAAAAATATCCCGGAAATAAAAGAGGACTGAAAACGGAATTGGATTTATTAGTAAAGAAACATAAGGATTGGCGTGATATTATACCAGTACTCAATAAAGCAATAGATGTAGAGAATAGAAAAAGAAAAGAAGCTAAAGATTCTGATTCCTTTTATCCTAATCCAAAAAATCTTCAAACATATATAAACAATCGAGCATGGGAGGCATTTGCTGATGAACCATATTATGATGAGAATGAATATCATCCCAGTACTAACGGTTCGGATGTTCGTTGGAATGAACCGTCACAATGCTATATCTGTTTTTATCCGTGGGCTTTTGATAATCTTTGTGACGGATATACAAAAGATACACGTCCTGATAATGCAACAGTATATTGTCAAGGAAGGAAATATGTATGGAGTAAGAAACAGCAAAAATGGGAACATGACTGATGAAGCAGGAACAGATAGATGAACTTCGTTTATGGCATCATACTTTCAAAGAAGTTGGTGAGCTTTTTGAGATAAGAATATTAGGAGATAAGATATATAGTGGTTATTTTGATGATATAGAAATTGCAATAAATGCATTAACATCAAATACTTTTTATGCTACTCAAAATATTTATTATACTGTTAATCCCATATTATCAGCTTGCAAAAGTCGTAAACAGTACAACAACTTTATTCAAGTGAGGGGAGATGCTACTTCCAAGAATGATATAGAGCGTAGAAGATGGATTCCCATTGACGTTGATGCTGAAAGACCGTCAGGAGTATCGTCTACTGACGAGGAGAAAAGAAAAGCTCATTTGAAAGCAGTAGAGGTGTATAATTTCTTAGGTAAAGAAGGCATTTCAGACATTTATGTTTGTGATTCCAGTTCCGGCTACCATTTGCTTATACCATTCGATGTTGAGAATACAAAAGATTCAGAAGATATTATAAAACAGTTTTTGGAAACTCTTTCTAGGATATTTACAGATGATAGCGTAAAGATAGACAAAGTTCTATTTGATGCAAATCGTATTCTTAGATTAGAGGGTACGTATGGGCGTAAAGGATTAAATACACAAGAGCGTCCACATCGTATGTGTAAAATCTTAAAGAAGCCGGAGGTGCGAAACGCAGTTTCTTTGCAAAGAATACAAGGTATTATATCAAAGTATTCAGTTAAAGCCGAAAGAGATGAACGTTTTGTTAACAATAGATTTCAGAATGGAGCTAAATTTTCATTGAAAGACTTTATAGACAAATACGGTGTTAAAGTATCAAAAACTATACAAAATAATGATGGCGTAAAGTACGTTCTTGAACAATGCCCTTTTGATTCATCACATAAAGCACCTGATTCAGCATTATTTGAGCTTCCAAACGGAGCAATAGGTTTTAAATGTTTTCACGATTCTTGTAGTCATAGGACGTGGCAAGATGTGAGAGAACTGTTTGAACCGGATGCATATAATGTAGCAGCACCATTGCCTGAAAACAGGATTACATATCAAAGACCGCAATATGCTCCTAGAAAGGAACAAAAGGTTAAGGAGGAAACTCCTGAATTAGGTAAGAAATGGTTTAGAATGAAAGATATACCCAAAATAGATCTGAATAATATAGTCAGTCTAAAAACTGGATTTCATTCTTTAGATAGGGCTATTGTAGGGCTTAATTTGGGAGAAGTTTCCTTGCTTTCAGGGAGCAATTCAAGCGGAAAGTCGTCATGGCTAAATACCCTGATATTGAATATTGTTAATAATGGACATAAAGTTGCCTTATGGAGTGGAGAACTTGTTCCGGGTGTATTAAAGACATGGCTTGAAATGGTTGCAGCTGGAAGAGATCATTTGTTAGAGTCGAGAAAAAATGCAGGGAAGTATTATATAAATCCTTCCGTCATAGACAGGATAGATAATTGGCTCGATGATAAGTTTTTCCTTTATAACAATGAATATGGCAGCAAATGGGCACAGATATTTAACGACATGAAGGAGATGGTTGATAATGGAGTTGAATTGCTTATTTTGGATAATCTTTTCACTCTTGATATTGATTTGTTCGATGGAGATAGAAATAACAAGCAGAAAGAGCTTATATTGCAGATATGCGAGTTTTCTAAAAAGAACAATATACATCTGATATTAGTCTGCCATCCGAGAAAGCAAGTTGATTTTTTAAGAAAAGATTCCATTAGTGGTACGGCTGATTTGACCAATGCGGCATCCAATGTATTTATTATCCATCGTATCAATAAAGATTTTGAAAAAAGGGGAGGAGAATTTTTCGGAAAGGATATGATAGCAGGTCTGATGGGATATGGCAACGTAATAGAGGTAGCAAAAAATAGAATGTATGGCATTGTTGACTATATGTGTGGAATGTATTATGATATTCCCAGCAGACGTTTCATGAACGAAGAAAATGAGAATATCCATTATGGTTGGGAAGATCCTCCTAAGACTGTACCTATTTTTGAAGAAAGTCATGAACATATATATAATGGCTATCAAAGAGAATATTCGAGCAATGATTTACCATTTGAAGAACCTACAGAGGAATTACCATTTTAAAGAATAATATTATGAATGAAAAAGCAAAAAAGTATATCAAGGATAATACTTTAGATTTGAATAAAAATGAGAGGATGGACACAACAGGATATGTATCTTTAGCGGTGTCTATTAGCAAAGCGTATGGAGCATTAGCCATAGTGGAAGATGATCTTATAGCAAAGGTCGCAGATGCATGGAATTACATGTCAGAAATGACTAGATTTGATATAACGACTGATGTTATGATTAAGGCAAAAGATGTATTTATGTCTAAATTGTTAGAAGATGAAGAATAAAGAACATTGTTTTGTAAATCACATATATCCGAGAAAGTTATATGTAGTTATAACTGATTCAGCATTTTTTTTAGGCAGTGAACACTAAAGTTACACCACGCTGATTTATCATAACTTTTAGTTATACTAATCATGGATAGGATAGGAGAAATATTAATGATAGAATGGGAAGATAGTTATGGAGTAGAATCAGGATGGAGAGATATATCTAATTATTCTGCTTCTGTTCTTACTATTAAAAGTGTCGGTAAAGTAATTTATGAAAATGACAAAATAATCTCATTAGCTCATAATTTCGCAGATGAAACTGATAATACACCAATGCAAGCTAATGGAATTATGGTAATACCCAAAGCTTGCATTGTAAATGTTACTTCTTGCTCTTTTTCTTGTCAGCAGTTTGAGTCAGAGCAGAAGCCGCCACCGTCTTAACCTTTTTAGGAGTCTTAGGATTCCTTAAAAGTTCAGATGCAATACTAGCCACTTTGGGCGATGTTTTTTCATTCTTTCCCATAAACTTAGAATTAAAGATTGTACAAATATACTTGTTATATTTAGGATGTCCAAAAAATGATATTTTTATTTGCATATCTCGTTTATTTTTACTATATTGTAGCAACATAAAAGATAAGCGTTATGAAAAAGAGAAGGAAAAGAAAAAGCATCGTAGATTTCAGAGCTTCTTTCCCGGACGAAGAAAGCGCAATCAGATACTACGAGAGTGTAAGATGGGCAAATGGAGTGGTTTCGCCATTCGATGAAACATCTAAAGTGTACAAATGCAAGAACGGTAAATATAAGTGCAAGAATACCGGGAAGTACTTCACTTATAGGACTGGTACGTTTTTCGCTAACTCTAAGTTAGGAATGAGAGATTGGTTATACGCTATTATTATGATTGCCAACCGTAAGAACGCTATATCTTCATACCAATTAGCAGATGATTTGGATATTCCACAAAAGACAGCATGGTATATGCTTCACAGAATAAGAACTGCAATGGCTAAAGAAAACAATCAGAAGCTATCTGGTGACGTTGAGATAGATGAAACATTTGTAGGTGGAAAGAATATTAATCGCCATAAAGATAAGAAAGTAGAGAAATGTCAAGGACGTAGCTACAAGGATAAAGTTCCTGTATTTGGGGCTATAGAAAGAGGTGGGAATCTTTTTGCTAAGGTTGTTCCTAACACCCAAGCAAAGACGCTCGTCCCGATTGTGAAAAAGAATGTTGATGTAGGAAGTTCTGTTTATACCGATGGTTGGAGCTACAAAGGACTAGAGAAGAAATACACGCAAATGTCTGTAGACCACGGCAAACATTTCTACGGAATGATTCTAGTTACTGATGATGGAGAGATAATCGAAATCACAACTAACAGAATAGAAAACGCTTGGTCGGTATTTAAACGAACTATAAAAGGAACATATATCCATGTCAGCAAGAAGTATCTACAAAGATACGTTGACGAATTTGTTTTTCGATTTAATACCCGAAAAATTAGCAAAAACGATAGAATTGAATTACTTTTGCAATATGCAGCAGCTTAAAAATTATGGCAAATAACAAAGACATAAAGAAGGATAAGCCTAAGAAGGAGAAGAAAAAGAGGAAACCTGTATATGAAATACAAGGCTTCGTCCTCACTATACCCGAAGAAAGGCTAAAAGAGATGCTGCTAGAAATGAGCAAGCCAAATCCCGAAAAAGAGTAGTAATTAATCATGGTTGTATATATCTCCAAATTTTGACTCTATAAACACAACCTTAAAAACATTCCCTTCACGAAAGCCTAAAAAAACATGATTACTACCTGTAGCTCTAAACGAAAATAGGTAATCAATACCTTTTGCAATACTTATATCTTTCTTTATTGATTTAATTGAAATTTTCTCATATCCGAAAGAATGACGTTGTGATTTGTTAATCTCGTTCCAATCGAGCAAGCACAACTTCTTTAACCTTTGTAAAAGATTTATAAAAAACGATGACTCATTACACTCTGTGTAGCTTACGTCATGCAACAGTTCAAAAGAAAAGGATATATACTGCTTTTGTCCGATTTTTGTTTCAATTGGTTTTTCGGCTTTTATTATGTGCTTATGCATTACCTATTTTTTTCTTAAAAAAATCAATTAATTCTTGATGTTTAATGACATTCCCGGGTCCAATATTAGTATTTCTCCACGGTGCTTCTGCATGGGTTTTTCTCATTAAGCCATAAGCCGAAAAATCAACATAAGCATCAAATACATCATTAAACATATACTCTTCCTCTTCTGTTAGTTCTATGATTTCTTTATTCTCGGGTAAAATTCCACCTGCCTCATGCCCTTTAAAATGTTCATATACGCAAGGAACGACCGGACCGTACATCCAAGCTTCGATATCTTCATCAAACAGTGGTGTACCAAATGCAGCTAAATGATATCCCTGTTCGTAATAAAGCATCTTCTGCAACTTCATGTTAGACATGAGGTCTCCACCACAAACATCCGTGGCTTTAGCCAACAATTTATTCGCTATATCCAATGCTTTGTATGCCATACTTTTTTTTCTGCAAAATAAAACAATTAAATCGAAAGATGTATCGTTCATTAATAAAAATTGGCGATCGCCAACTACATAATTACCAATAAATCCTTATCTTTGCACTAAAGATACGAAAAATTGGGGAGAAATCCAATTTTTTGGAAGAAATAGTGTAGCCTAATCGTCATCAGAATCACCACCTCGGATAACAGAACTAAGGCTATCAGTGAACTTACTCGTTGGGTAAAGTGTACTTCGTCATATACTGACGTGGTGCGCTGCCATTGAGTAAGTGGGCTTGTGGTGAGCCTTGATGACGTATGGCAGTAGCACTACGTCTTTTTTTTTTGTGACTTTGCGTATGGTTATTGCTGAATTGGATAGGGATTTATTCACTTTATGTTTAACTATAAAAAGAAAAAGTTATGAAAAAGTTTCTAAGTATGACGCTGTTGTTTACAGCTATGTTTTTAACGTTCTCTGCGTGTTCAAACGATGATGATGAAACTACTTACACCTTAGTTTACAATGCTAGCACTTGGGGAAATTATGCCGAAACTGTCAGGATATTCGAGTGTACTGACAATGGTGACAAAATCTTCAATAGTAGTGTAGAATGTAAAAAAGGCTATGAGGAAACCTTCACTGCACAACCTAATGTATCTAAAGTGAAGATTACTATTGGAAGCAAATGGGTTCAGCAGGTATTTCTTCTTAAAAAAGGAGGAAATACTACAATTACAATAGATGGCAGTACTGTTGTAGGACCTAATGAACCATAATTATTACACTTATGTTATTCTACATCTGTTTAATAATATGGGCTGCCTGCTTTATATTTGGCGGTCTAACAGGAAAGAAATAATAGTTGTATATGTGCAAATAATTTGCTATCTTAGCAACCAATTAATACCGGAGGAAAATCCTCCGGTATAATCAAAAGTTATAATGAAATTTGTAAAATCAGCGTGGTGTAACTTTAGTGTTCACTGCCTTTTTTTAAATCAGCATTTTACAAATAGGGAATGTGAGGAACAAATATCACAAGAAGATTTTGACAATAATAAGGCAATAACTTTCAGATGTGCCTCTAAAATAAATGGTGATTATGGTGTATGTGTCGCTTTTCGCAAAAAGATATATATGACAGTACGAGAAATGGCACATGAAGCATTGCATGTTGCTACTTCTATACATAAAGATTTAGGAATGTCTATGGGATTTAACTTAGGAGAAGATGAAACTTGTGCATATATTACAGGATGGGCGGCAGATTGTATGAACAGAGTAAAAACTAATAATTTTGATTATGAAAAGATTTAAATACCTAGTAAAAGAATATTATCTAAATAGTTTCCCTTCTTCATACGAACTAAGTAGTTATGGAAAAGATGGTTGGGAATTAGCAGAAACAGTAAGGGGAGAGAAAAAAGTAGCTTTTATTTTTAAAAAGGAATATAATGAATAAGGTAGTCTTTCTTGATTTTGACTGTGTTATAACTACACTTAAAAGTAATTGGACTATCGATAATGATAAAGTTGAACTGGTCAAGCAAATATGTGATGCAACCGGAGCTAAAATTGTTATATCCTCTTCTTGGAGAAGATATACAGTGGAACAGACAATTGAAGATATTACAATAGGTGAGGAAGGAAGAGGTCATAATCCTTTTCCATATCCTGAATACATCGTAGATATTACTTCAAGAATGTACGGCTTCAAACATGGAAATAGAGAAAAACACTATGATCTATGTCGTGGTATAGAAATAGACCGTTGGTTATGGGAACATGAAGATGTAACTAATTATGTAATCCTTGATGATGATTCAGATATGTTACTTTCTCAAAAGAAACATTTCATAAAAACTAATGCTCTTCGTGGTATATCTAAACGTGATGTTGAAAAAGCTATAAAAATTTTGAATAGTTGAAACTAAGTTATATATTTGCAAACATAAAGGGATAGTGCAGGAGAGCTACTGCATGATAAGGTCTTCTTAACGTCGTTCAGCCTTCCCTTTATTTATATTGAACGACAGTATTTATTGATTTTAAAATAAAAAACTATGAACAGCGTTAAAGTTTTAACAAAAGCGGAAGTATTAACGAAAGAGTTTATTCTTTATGGAACAGTAGAAGAACCATTATTTTTGGCAAAGGATGTGGCTGAATGGATTGAATATGATTTATCATCCATTAATAAATTAGTTCAGAATGTAGATGATGAGGAAAAGGTTCGGAGTATTATTCCGACCCTTGGAGGAGAGCAGGAAATGTGGATGTTGACCGAAGATGGCGTATATGAGGTATTAATGCAATCAAGAAAACCTAAAGCAAAACTATTTAAGAAAGAAGTAAAATCTATTTTAAAAAGTATTCGACTAAATGGTGGTTATATTGCCAATCAGGAACAACTTACTCCTGAACAGATTGTAGCTAATGCCTTAATTGTAGCTCAAAATATTATTAATAATCAGAATAGGCAGATTGAAGAGATGTCAGTTAAGATGTCTGAACTTGAAAAGAAGTCTGATTATCTTGATTTGATTCTTGAAAGCAAGGAGACTGTTACCGTAACCCAAATTGCCCAAGATTATGGAATGAGCGCAAAGGCATTTAACAAAATACTGATGAAATTAGGTATTCAACATAAAGTGAACGGACAATGGATTCTTTATGCCAAGTATCTAGGTGAAGGATATGTACACAGTAAAACTGTATCTATTACCCGAAGTAATGGTATGAAAGATACCGTTATGAATACTGAATGGAAACAGAAAGGACGTATTTTCTTATATAATCTTTTAAAGGATAATGGTTATATTCCATTGATAGAACAATGATAGATTTAAAGCAATTTAAAAATAATGCAATCGCAAAAGGTTTGTGTGACAATTACACAAATCTATGGGATGATAATAAAAGCAAAAAGCAATTATTTGAGCTTGCTTGCGATGTAAACTCTATAAAGTACATGGCTAAGTCTCTTTCCGAAGGATGGGGGCTTAGTCCTGTTTTTATTAGTGACAAATTCAAAGCTTACATAAATGGTAAATATATATGTGAGTATGAGAATAAAAAAAGAGGTTGCTATACAAGTACAATGCTTTGTAATTATGACAAAGATGAGTTTTATGTAGACACAACATTGCTTTGTATCTTAGAATCTAAAACAACCTTAGATATTAAACCTAATCATATATGCGAGATATACGTTGCTGGAAATACCTATTTGGATATTAAAGTAGGCGAAAACAGCAAGGTATATCTTTTTGTTTATGGAGGAGAACCATTCATAACAGGTGATATAGATAAAGATAAAGTGATAATTAAAAGATATATAGACGAAAAGGAGGTAGCCAATGTCTGATTATAAATGCTATATGCGTAGAGTCGATATTCTCGGTGAGCCGGAAAAAGATTTGGAAGTAGATTTCCCCGGTTTGATTTACAAGGAATTTTCTGGTCTTGATTCTTATGGAAAAATAAAATCTGTATATACCGAAGAATTTGCAGAGACAGATGAACTTCAAGTATATCAGAACTCTACTCCTATTAGAGAAAATACTGATTTGACTTTTACATGCATATTTATAGGAAACGATAGAAGAAAGACATATCACTCATTCGTTGATTTTCTAAGCAAAGGGAAAATACAATATTGGGACAACATTAGAAAACGTAAAGTTACATTTATTTTAATTGAAGCTATTGAACCGTCAGATGACAAATTGTATGGTGGATCTCCATACATTATGGCTTCTTTCAAATTGAAAAATATCAAAGGTCAAACAGATGCATTAGAAATTTAAAAAAAATAATTATGAGAACATTAGAAGAAGTAAAAAAACATGTTTATGAAATCGGCTACACAAATGAAGCTCAATTAAGAATTGCTGGATTTCTTATAGGTGTCGGTGTTAAAGGGGAATATGAAATTATAAGATTTAAAAATGGAGTAAATGAGTTTTCAACTTTCCTACATTGGTTCAATGATTCGCCTAGTGATTATTTTCGAAGGAAAGACGTTTTTGAAGATGAGTTTAAAAATGAGAAGCCCAAATTAAAAGCCAAAGCTTATCAAAATGGAGAATGGGAAGAAGTCAATTTTGATGAAATTGTAAAGAGTTTAAAGGATTTCAAGCCTGTAATTTGCGAAAAAGTTCTTTCAGATAGTATGCTTGAAAAAATAATGAAAGAACTAGGCATTGGAGATAATGATAACTCGAAAAAATCTAATAAATATAAAGAAAGAGAATTGTCTATTTTGGACTCTATGGGATTAGATAAAATAAACCCTTTGGCTTTATCAACCGAAGCATTGAAGGCTGTAAATAAGCTTTTACAGATAAGGAATGATTTAGCACGAGAAATTGATGAGGAAGTGGATTAAAACATATAGTCCATATATTATAATCGGTATCTGTTTAGTATGGATTGTTACCTCTTTTTTAGCTAACAGGAAACCTCATATTGAAACAGTTCATACAACAGATACCTTTTATATTACTAAATGGGACACATTGACAATAGAGAAACCGATATATAAATATAAAAAAGTAATAGATACTTTGATTGTTTATGTCAATGACTCAACCAATGTGAATCTTCCTATTGAGGAGAAATATTATTCCGAGACAGGAAAATATGAAGCTTGGATTTCTGGTGTTAATCCAAGTTTGGATAAAATAAACGTATTCAATAAAATAGAATATAAAACCGTAACGAATACTACAACTAACACCGTTTATAAAGATGCTTGGAAAGGATATATCGGAGCTGATATTACAACATTTGATGGGAATGTAATCCCAAGCGTTAATCTCCTGTTTGTTACTCCTAAAAATATAGCTTTTGGAGGAGGCGTAGGAATTTATAAAAATAGTGCTGTATATAAAATAAATTTCAACTATTTAATATTTAAAAAATAATGAGAACTAAAAGCAGAACAGAAGAATCATTGTTGGAGATGCTAATGTATAGTGGCGTTTCATCTCTTCCTGAACCCAACGATAAAGAACAGGTATGGGCTAGGGCGATTGTTAAGATTTTAAGAAAAAATGGACACATGGACTATGCTCTTGCATATCATGATTTTTTCGCATGGAATGAGGTAAATGTAACAAAAACATTGCCGGGATTAGGTATAGCACATGAACTTGTGGAGATATATCCCTATGAATATTTGAAAGATGAATTTATCCCTGCCGTGGAAAATAAAAAGGATATTATAGATTTCATCTCTTCCAGAACATCTGATGATGAAGAATACCTTAATGGCATGACGAATGATGATCTTAAAAAATATTTCTTCAATGTTTGCATTAAAGAACAAATTAGCAGAAATGAATTTAAGAACAACATGAAAAATTATAAGCGTCAGCCTATAACCTTTGAAGAAGATTTAAAAGAAGAAACAAATAAAGAGGAGGAAAATGAACATGAAGAAATTGGAAATGATGGAGAATCAGAAAGAAGAAGCGGTCAAGAAAACAGACAAACAAATAATAGAGGAAGGAAAAGCAAAGCTGAAAAGTAAGCTTGACGAAAAGATAGCATTACTTAAATCCCAATGTAAGGATGCGCATTTCTTCGACTCTATAATGGACGAAATCATATCTTTAAAAGGACAATATGATGTAGTTCCAACTAGAATCTTTGTACGTGAGGAGGATTTACTCGAAGAGTATGATTATGGGTCATTTAAACTTTCTAGGTTTACAACAGGCATTCTTTTTCAAATGACTGGTTATTATATGTTTGTAAAACCGATATGTAGAACTCTATATGGACATTTAGATTTTCTTCTTGAATGTAAATCTAAATATGATTCTTTAAGAAAAGAGCAGAAAGATATTTACGATACATTCTTTAATGCAACTATGGATATTCTGTTTACTCCTCCACTTTGCTTTATTGATGATCCTTATTATCTTGATATTGTTACATTTATTTGTAAAAGAAGAAACCAATTATTTGAGGAATTAGGAGATACAAAATTACTTCCTGAAACCGAAGAAGATGATAAATTTATGGAAGAGGTTCAAAGAATGGAAAAACTTAAAGATTCAGTAGATAAATATGTCGAAGAGCATGAAGATGGAAGATGATGCAAGACCACATGGGTTAGAAGCTATTCCGATTGAAATAAATAAGGCAATTAGCGCATTAAATACCCAAGAGGGAGGTTCGCATTACAAAAAACTAGCAATAGAACCTGTTGAGTTTATATATGCAAATGATATACCTTTTATGGAGGGTAATTGCATAAAGTATCTATGTCGGCATAAGAACAAGAATGGGGCAGAAGATATAAAGAAAGTTATTCATTATTGTCAACTAATACTTGAATTAGAATATGGCGAAGAAGGCGATTCGTGTCAAAACAAACACGAAGGTTGTACGTGCGCAAAAGGGCAATGCTCCTGTAAAACCTCAATTGAGGTCTAAAGCTCCGGGTTTATTTACCGAGAAGATTGTAATTGCTGTTAATTCTAATAAAAAATAGCTGGATAATATTTTATATTATAAATATTAATATTATATTTGCATATAATTTAATAAATAATGTAATAATGAAAACAACAGTTACAATGAAGTCGAAAGACAGGGAGTTATTTGGAGTTACAATTAGACAAGATACTAAAAGTCAATTCTTGTCTGTGACGGATTTACAAGAAGCTTATACTCATGCTAGGATTGAAAAAGGATGGTCTGAAAAAAGGATTGAAAATATCCTTTCAAACATAGAATCATCAGAAAGAGTGTTTTATATACTTGAAAAACAAGGACTTATAAAAACAGGATTTCCTGTTTTTATGGAAGAGGTTAGAAAAACGTCTCTTATAAAAGTAATGAAGAAGTATGGGGTATATAAAACAGTAGGTGCTAGGGCTAATAAGCATGTTTCATGTAATCCTTATATTTGGGTATTGTTAGCATTAGAACTTAATCCTGAAATATATGCAACTGTAGTAATGTGGTTGACTGATAATTTAATTATTAATAGAATTGAAGCAGGAGATAGATACAATGAACTTTGTCGTGCTGCATCTATTTTTAATAATGTTGATTATAGAATCATTGCAAAAGGATTAAATTACATTGTATTTAATGTACATGAAACTTTATTACGTAATAAAGCAACCCAAGAACAATTAAAAGAATTGGATGATTTACAAAAATCTTTAGCCTTTGCAATAGATATGGGTTATATTAAATCGTTTGAACATTTAATAAATGAAATGAGACTGTTATATCAAAAAAAAAAGAGAAACCTTATAAGCAAAATAGTAAGGCGGTGAATAAGAAACCTAAACTCTCCAATATGGAGA